TCGTAATAACTTCGGAAACGTGGAGGGCGCCTATGACTAATGAATTATATCATCACGGTATTCTCGGAATGAAATGGGGGAAAACGTAAGCAAAAACCTGCACTTGGTCCTGTAGATGGATTCGTGGGTAACGACAATAAATTTTATTATCACGATACTCCAGGTGTTTATGTACGAGCCGGTAGAACTATTTATCCTCATGATTTGAGACGTATTAATAAACATCGAGCAAAAGGTCGAAATACCATGGAAGCTCTAGCCAGGATGGGCGCTTTAGGTGAAGTACGGTTCGATCGTGACAGAACCACAGCTACTCAGAGAATTGATGCCCTCCGAAGATACGCTAAAGCCGTAGGTAAAAATAATCACGTTATCAGGACCTCAGCAGGTAGTACATTGTCTGGACTATTTGCAGCACAAATAGCTTTAGGCGAATATGAAGTCCACGGCGACAGTAAAAAAGCTTTAATGATAGCTGCTGGAGGAGCCGCTGCTGGTACAGCATTATCTTATATAGGTTCTAAAGTTCTGCAGAAGAGAAAACTTAAGAAAAATCTTAAAATAATTGATGGTATAGAGCAGCGTTATAAGAACGGTGATATATATGCAATATGATGATGCGATATATCACTACGGAATACCAGGAATGAAATGGGGAGTTCGAAAATTTATAGAGCGTCACGATAAAGGTAAAACTCACCGTGACCGTCTCCAGAATAAATACTTAGAACGAGGATATTCTAAAGAAGAGGCTTCTAAGAGAGCAGCCAATCGAATTTGAGCAGAGAAAGCTTTAGCTATTGCCGGAGGAGTAACTCTTGCGGCAGCGGTCGCTTTTTACACCCATCATAAATACACTACCGATGAAGTCATATCGAAGAATGTCAAATTCCAAAAAAAATAATGTTACTCCCTGATGATGTTAGACCTTCGGGAAACTTGAACTATATGGCTTTAAAAAAAAAAAAACGAGACAAAAAACGATATGAGGGAACATATGCTCAAGCACTATTGGCTGATAAGTGGAGAAGAGGCTCCGACGAACAAGTTAAGAAACTAACTACTCAGTTTAATAGGGATGTTAAGATAGCCTCTCCTAAAAGAGCTAGAGATACATTTAAGGATCTATATAAGAAAGATCCAGAATTTAGAAACCTCGTATCTAAAGTATCAAACATCGCCAATGCAGAGACTGATAGTACTAAAAAACAATCTAAAGCTTACAAAGCACTCGATTCATTAGTTAAGGGCAAAAACAAGAATTTCCACGGTAAAGCCTATGATGGATTTAACGGGACTCTTGCTGGTAAAGGTGAAACTTTTGATAAACTTCGTAGTAAGTATTACGAGGCCCTTAAGAAGCAAGGTGTCGACGCCGTAATCGACCGAAATGACAAAGCTCTAAGCGGATACGGGACTAAGAAACCGGTAATCATGCTAAGACAAATCGGTGCTAGAAACAGTATGCGAGAAATGTCGACTAATGAGATACTCGCTAAAGGATTAAGAGAAGAACTTAAAGATACTGGTCGTAAGTATGTTAAGTATATGTTAGCTGCTTCAGCCATAACTACGGCAGCGGCAGCTAAAGAAGAATACGACAAACAAATGTCTGAAAGAAATACGAAGAAAACTACTAAACGTTAGGGGGTAACGTATGTCAAACGAATTGTATCACCATGGTGTCCTAGGAATGAAGTGGGGCCAACGAAGATCCGCTAGACACGATAGAAACCTAAGATCAAAAGCCAATCAAGAAAAATTTGGACGACGCGAAGATGAAGTTATGGATAAACTTATCAAAACTGTACATCAAGAGTCTAGAGACAAGAAATTAGCTAGACAACAGTCTCGTGCTAGAATGAAGTCAGAAGGTGTCGGATTAATTTCCAGATACGCAAAATCATTCAAAAGTAACGAAGTGAAAAAAGTTAAAGGCGCGTACGCTAAGAAGTATGACTCTCTAGAAAAAGAATACGACCGTCACGAATCAGCTTATAAAAGAGGAGAAGCTCGAATTAAGAGCGAATACCAAAGAGAGATTGATAGAATCAGAGGTAGAGAAGCTGTGTCTAAACGTATCGGTAAACGTAAATAGTACTAGATAGGAGATTAAATCAAAATGGAAGAATCATTCGGAAGTAGATTAAAGCATGCGTGGAATACGCTGCTGAACAAAGACCCGACGATGGAATACCGAAACGATTTAGGTATCTCATATTCATACCGTCCAGACAGACCACGATTAACTCGCGGTAATGAGCGTTCTATAGTTACAGCTATCTACAACAGAATTGCTCTGGATGTGGCGTCTATCAAGATTAAACACGTTAGATTAGACGAGAACGAACGATTCGTCGATACTATACAGTCTAAGCTAAACAACTGTTTCTCAGTAGAAGCTAACATCGACCAAACTGGACGTGCTTTAATGCAGGACGTTATCATGTCTATGCTTGACGAAGGTGTTGTGGCAGTAGTCCCAATCGATACTGATACGGATATTTACAAACCCGGAACTTTCGACATCGAGACTATGCGAACTGCTAAAATTCTAGAGTGGTACCCAAGACATGTTAAGTGTCGTGTCTATAACGACCAAACAGGTAATCACGAAGAATTGACACTACCTAAGAGTTCTATTGCTATTATCGAAAATCCACTTTATGCGGTAATGAACGAACCTAACTCAACTCTTAAACGATTGATTAGAAAACTAAGTTTATTAGACGTCGTGGATGAACAAACTAGCTCTGGTAAGTTGGACATGATTATCCAATTACCTTATATTGTTAAGACCGAAGCTAGACGTAAACAAGCGGAAGAACGTCGTAAACTAATCGAAGACCAGTTAGCTGGTTCTAGATACGGTATCGCGTATACCGACGGTACTGAGCGTATTACACAACTTAACCGCTCAGTCGAAAACAACCTCATGACTCAAATCGAATACTTGACTAAGATGTTATACAGCCAACTTGGGATTACCCAATCAGTTTTAGAAGGAACTGCAGATGAGAAGACTATGTTGAACTACTATACTCGTACAATCGAGCCTATTATCTCAGCAGTGGTCGACGAATTCAAACGTAAATTCTTGACTAAGACGGCTAGAACACAGCGTCAATCGATTGAGTTCTTCAGAGATCCGTTCAGACTTGTTCCTGTTTCTGAATTATCTAACATTGCTGACAAGTTTACTCGTAATGAAGTTATGTCTTCGAACGAAGTACGACAAATCGTTGGACTTAAACCGTCTAGCGACCCAGCAGCCGATGAATTACGTAACAAGAACTTAAATCCGACCGCTGGAGCTGGAATGCCGCCAGAAGATCAATACTATGACGAGGAGGGAAGTCAAAATGAAGTATGACTTTAGTGGATGGGCATCGCGAAACGACTTAAAGTGTTCAGATGGCCGTACCATTAGACGTGACGCTTTCAAGGACTGTAACGGTAAAAAGGTTCCTTTAGTGTGGATGCACAAACACGACGATGTCGAGAATGTGTTAGGACACGCATATTTGGAAAACCGTCCGGAAGGTGTTTACACTTACGCTGTATTTAACCAAAGTGCAGCTGGTCAGCGTGCAAAAGAAGCAGTTCGTCATGGAGATGTTACTGCGTTATCTATCTACGCTAACAAACTAAAACAAAACGGAGGCGACGTGTTACACGGCAATATCCGTGAAGTAAGCCTAGTATTAGCTGGTGCTAATCCGGGAGCTTATATCGAAAACGTAAGTCTCGCACACGGCAATAATGCTGATGGCGAGTTCATTCTTTATACAGGAGATGATATTGTGATTAATGACAACAATCAAGAGTTCGAATTAATGCACGAAGATAAAGGTGGTAAAACTATCCAACAAGTCTTTGATACATTAAATGAAGAACAACAAGAAGCAGTTTATGCACTTATCGGTATGGCCTTAGAACAACAAGGTAAAGAAATGAAACATGCCGACGATGAAGATGGCGATTTAGAGTACATCGAAGACAAAGTAGAGTTACCTGAAGACGCTTCTATCGAAGACGTATTAGATACTCTAACACCACAACAACAAGATGCAGTCTATGAATTAGTAGGCGAAGCAGTTCAAGGAGGAATTGAAGAAATGAAACACAACTTATTCGAAAACGAAAACAACCAAGCGGAAAACGTATTATCACACGATGATATGCAAGCGATCTTAGCAGACGGAAAACGCTATGGTAGCTTGAAAGAATCATTCTTAGAGCACGGTGTAACACACATCGACTACTTATTCCCAGAAGCTAAAACATTAAACAATGTTCCAGATTTCATCTCTCGTGATATGGGATGGGTTAAACGCGTTATGGGTGGAGTTAAACGCTCACCATTCTCTCGTGTTAAATCTTTATTCGCGAACATTACTGAAGACGAAGCTCGTGCTCGCGGTTATATTAAAGGTAAACTTAAAAAAGAAGAAGTATTCACACTATTGAAACGTTCTACTTTACCAACAACAATCTATAAAAAGCAAAAAATCGATCGTGACGACATGATTGATATCACAGACTTCGACGTAGTAGCATGGATTAAAGGCGAAATGCGTTTAATGTTAGACGAGGAAATCGCTCGTGCTATCTTAGTTGGGGACGGACGTGAGTCTTCAAGCGACGATAAAATCAATGAACAAAATATTCGTCCAATCTGGAAAGATGAAGCCTTATACACTGTTAAATCATTGGTTTCTGTTACCGATCCTAAAGATGGAGCTAAAGTAGCTAAAGAATTTATCCGTGCAGCTATTAAATCTCGTAAAGACTACAAAGGTTCTGGTAACCCAGCTTTATACACAACTGAAGATGTATTAACAGAAATGTTATTATTAGAAGACACTACTGGACGTACTATCTACGATTCAGAAGAAAAATTACGTACAACTTTACGTGTGTCTGATATCATCACAGTTCCAGTTATGGAGAACCAAAAACGCCAAGATGGAGCTAAGAAGAAACAATTATTAGGTATCATCACTAACATCGGTGACTACAACGTAGGTGCTGACAAAGGTGGAGCTGTAAACTTATTCGATGACTTCGATATCGACTACAATGCTCAAAAATACCTAATCGAAACTCGTTGCTCTGGTGCATTAGTTAAACCATATTCAGCTATCGCTTTAGAAATTGAAGTGAATGAATAATTATGAGTAAATTTCACGGTATTCTAGGATTCAGCAAAACTCAGGAAGTTGAACCAGGCGTTTATGAAGACGTTATTACCGAGAAAACTTACAGCGGATATTTGATTAAGAACTACCGACAACACGATAATTCAGGCACTGTTATCGATAACGTTAATATCAGTAACGAAATTAGTGTTACAATGGATCCTAACTTATTTGAAAACATGTTTGCGTTAACTTATGTCAAGTTCTTATTACCAGCTCTCGGCGGATATTGGAAAGTCAAGTCCGTCGATCTGCAATATCCTAACGTTCATATTTCAGTAGGTGGTGTCTATAATGGTCCTAAACCGACGAACTGAGCTACAGGCTATATTAGAGAAAACTCTAGGTAGCCGCAATGTATATTACCAACCGACCGCTACGGTCAACATGGAGTATCCAGCTATTAAGTACACTAGAGAACATATTTCTACTAGAGCTGCTACAAATAGTTCGGATTATCTAAACGACAACAAATATCAACTAACCGTGATTAGTAGAAAACCAGATAACCCAGTAATCGACAAGTTATTGACGCTACCTTATTGTAGCTATGACCGTCATTACATTTCTGAGAACCTACATCACGATATTCTTACTATATATTTCTAAGGGGGAAATAGCACAATGACTAAATTAGTATGGGATGAAATCGGTGAACGATTATACGAATTGGGTGTAAAACGCCCTGTACTATACAAACCAAACACAGAAGGTAAATATGTGGATGGTGTAGCATGGAACGGTTTCACATCAGTGAACCAAAACCCATCAGGAGCTGAGTCAACTCCATTATTTGCAAACGACTCTAAATATTTAAGCTTAACTTCAAGTGAAGAATTCGGCGCTACTATCGAAGCTTACACATATCCTAAAGAATTCGCTGAGTGCGATGGTTCTGCTGAACTTATCAAAGGTGTTCGTGTAGGTCAACAATCACGTAAACCATTCGGTCTTTCTTATGTTACTACTTTAGGTAATGACTTATTGAAAGAAGAATACGGATACGTTATTCACTTAGTATACGGATGTATGGCTGCTCCATCATCACGCCAATACGAAACTATCAACAAAGACCCAGAAGCTATGAAACTTTCATGGGAATTAACAACAACTCCAGTAGCTGTGGAAGGTAAACGTCCAACTGCTCACTTGGAAATTGTATCAACAGATCTTGAGAAAGACAAACTTAAAAAGTTAGAAGGCATCTTGTATGGAACTGAGTCTGAAGCGGCTCGTATGCCTTTACCAGATGAAATCAAATCAATCTTAGCTGCTGGCTAATATTTCTGGGGCCCTTAATTGGGCTCCTTTTCTTTTTAAAAATGAGAGGAGAACTTAAAAATGCTAAAGAAAACTATTACTTATCAAAATTTTGCAGGAGAAACAGTCACTGAAGACTTTTACTTCAACCTAACTAAAGCTGAGCTATTACAATTAGAGATGGCTATGCCAAATGGTCTAGCGGCTCATATCGACAAATTAGTAGCTGAACAACGTGGTGAAGAACTATTAGATATGTTCGACCGTATCATCACTAAAGCTTATGGGGTTAAGAGTTTCGATGGTAAGCAATTCGTTAAATCACAAGAAGCACTCAACACTTTCAGATTTAGCGGCGCTTATGACCAATTATTCATGGAAATTGCTCTAGATGCTAAAGCTGCTGATGAATTTACTCGTGGTATTCTACCTAAAGACTTAGGTGAAGTCCAAGCTCCTAAAGTACAAGATTTCAAGCATCACAAGAAACACAACAAATCTAGATAGGGGATTAACCAATGCTTCAGATAACCATACCTAAACAGGAGATATGGGACGATGAGAAGCAAGAGTTCGCATACTTGAATGAGTGCACTATACGACTAGAACACTCCCTTGTCGCAATTTCAAAATGGGAGTCGAGATGGTGTAAACCGTTTCTTAATAACTCTAGGCAGTTGACTAACGAGGAGGTTCTAGATTACATACACTGTATGATGTTGAACAAGAATGTGGACCCTTTGGTATATTACATTCTCGCGTCCGAGTATCACGACGAAATCATCAACTATATCGACCATCCGAGTACTGCTACTACATTCTATGAGTACGATGACGGTAAGAAGAAGAGTGATGGAGAAGTTATTACTTCAGAACTTATATATTACTGGATGACGTCATACAATATACCTTTTGAGGCTGAAAAGTGGCATATTCATAGATTAATAGCACTCATAAAAATATGTAACATCAAGAATAGTCCTCCGAAACAAAGAACCAAAGAGGAAATTCTAGCAATGCAAATCCGAATTAACGAAGAGAATAAGAAGAAATTTAACACAACAGGATAGGAGTTGAAGCTAATGATTCGAATTAAACATAAAGGCGACTATTCTAAAGTAACTCGATATTTCGAGAAACTCAGCAAACGAGCCACTATCGTAGCCTTAGAGAAGTATGGTCAAATGGCAGTCGACGCATTAGCTCAAGCTACCCCTGTAAGAAGCGGACTGACCGCATCGTCTTGGCATTTCGAGATTAACAAGACTGGTAAGGGATATTCTATAGACCTATACAACAGTCACATTAATAAAGGAGTCCCTATCGCTATTATTTTACAGTATGGACATGGCACTGGCACAGGTGGATGGGTGGAGGGCAGAGATTATATTAATCCTGCAATACAACCCGTATTCGACAAGCTAGCATCAGATGCTTGGAAGGAGGTAAGCAATGGGTAAGACCGTCGATGAACGCGTAGTTTCCATGGGCTTTGAGAACCGTGACTTCGAAAGTAATGTCAAGACCAGTATGAGTACTCTGGACAGACTTAAGCAAGCTCTTAAGTTTGACGGGGCATCTAAAGGTCTTGAAAATATCAGTTCAGGCATCAAAGGTATGAACTTTAATCCGCTAACTAGTGGTATTGATGTCGTACGTGATAGATTCTCAGCGTTAGAAATTGCTGGGGTAACGGCTATGGTACGTATTACTAACGCTGCTATCACAACTGGTAAGAATATGATGTCGGCTCTCACCATTGATCCTATTAAAACAGGGTTCTCAGAATACGAAACCCAAATGAATGCCGTGCAGACAATTTTGGCGAATACCTCATCGAAAGGTTCTAGTTTACAAGACGTAAACCGAGCGTTAGGTGAGTTAAACACATACGCCGATAAAACTATTTATAACTTCACTGAGATGACTCGTAACATTGGTACGTTCACAGCGGCCGGTGTATCACTAGATAAGTCAGTAACATCTATCAAAGGTATTGCCAACTTAGCCGCAGTATCAGGTTCAACATCTCAACAAGCTAGTACAGCGATGTATCAGCTCTCCCAAGCCTTAGCCGCTGGTAAAGTTCAGCTTATGGACTGGAACTCAGTAGTAAACGCCGGTATGGGTGGTGAAGTATTTCAAAATGCATTAAAACGTACTGCCACACAAATGGGTACGAACGTAGATGCATTAATTCAAAAATATGGTTCATTCAGGGAGTCCTTATCTAAAGGTGAATGGCTTACAGCTGACGTACTGACAGAAACTCTAACACAGTTATCTGGTGCGTACACTGAAGCTGATTTAATCGCTAAAGGATACACTGAAGAACAAGCTAAACAAATTACTCAACTTGCTGACACAGCCGTAAACGCAGCTACTAAAGTTAAGACATTTACCCAATTATGGGATACTCTTAAGGAAGCCGCTCAATCTGGTTGGACACAAAGTTGGCAAATTATGGTCGGTGACTTCGAGGAAGCTAAAGACTTACTAACTTCTATTTCTGACTCAGTCGGAGCGGTGATTGGTAAATCTGCGGACGCTCGAAATAAATTGTTATCTGAAGGTTTAAGTACCGGATGGAAACAAATTCTCGACCAAGGTATCAACGATGCTGACGCTTTCAAAGAGTCTATCAAATCGGTAGCTAAAGAACAAGGTGTTGCAGTCGATGATATTATTACCAAATCCGGCTCATTCGAGAAGTCTCTCGGAGAAGGCTGGGTTACAGCGGATATTTTAGGTAAGTCTATCAACAAGCTTACTGATGAAGTATCTAGCTTATCGGAAGAAGAACTTAAAGCTCGAGGATACACATTAGATTCCGTTAAAGCTCTTAAGTCTTTAAATGAATATGTCAAAGATGGTTCTATTAATTTAGAAGACTTTGCTAAACGTATGTCTCGACAATCTGGTCGGGAGAATATGATTGAAGGGTTTAAGAATGCTTTCCAAAGTCTTGGACAAGTTATTACAGCCTTTAAAGAAAGTTTTAGAGAATTCTTCCCAGCTACGACTGGTGAGCAACTCTATAACTTAACTGTTAAATTTAAACAATTCACCGCAAGTCTAAAACCTAGTGAAGAAGCTATGGAGAAAATTAGAACTACTTTCCGTGGTTTATTTGCAGCATTAGACTTAGTGCGGTATGGTTTAGGACAACTCCTTAAACCTTTTGCGGAATTCTTCGGAGGAAGTCTACTCAAAAATATCGGTAGTAAATTCCTAGACATCAGTGCATCTATGGGGCAATTCTTCATAGACCTAAATAAGAATGTCAAATCTAACGGATCATTCCAGTATATGCAAGAGGTTATTACCAATGTATTAACTTCCGTATCAGGAGCTGTCGATGCATTTATCGGTAAAATGGGTGGTTTTAAACAAGGAGTCGCTTTCTTAGGTAAGCTTTTAGGCTCTGGCTTAAATAATGTTAAGAACTTATTAGCGCCAGTAGTGGAGTGGCTACGCAGCAATCTTACTATTCAGAACTTATTCGCTGGTTTAGTGGGTGGTGGAATATTCGCCGCATTCCAAGGATTTAGGAACGCGATTAAGAATTTCTCCGAAGGTTTCGACGAGATTAAGGAGAAAATAACTGGCTTCATGGGCGGTGGTAAAGAGCAAGCCGCATCCGGATTCAAGCAATTCCTAGGTAGCATTCAAGACTCACTCAGTAATTTCTCTCAAGGTGTCAAAGTAGTATCTGTATTAGCTATCGCAGCGTCAGTTACTTTATTAGTAAGCGCTATTGAGAGATTATCTAAACTTAACCCAGAACAAGTCGCTGGCGGTATTTTCGCTATCTCAGTAATGATGAAGGTCCTAAACAAGGCCTTTAAAGACTTAGTATCTTCCGTAAAAGACTACGGTCAACTGAATACTGTCAAAGCTGCAGTCTCACTAATGCTGATGGCTCAAGCCGTCAAAATGCTTGCTAAAGCTGTGGAAACATTCGGTAACATGAGTTGGAAAGATCTTGCTAAAGGTCTTATTGGCGTACGAGTAGCTATATCTGGATTGACTAAAGGTCTATCTGCTATAAAAGACGTTAAGATTTCACCAGTGACCGCAGTGTCTCTATTGATCCTGGCTGAGTCTATCAAAATATTAGGTAAAGCGGCTCAGATATTTGCAAATATGAGTTGGGAAGAAATAGCCAAAGGGCTCGCCGGTATGGGTGGAGCTTTAGCTGAATTCGTAGGAGCATCCGCTATATTAAATAGGTTCTCAGGTGGTAAATCTATCGGTGGGGCAACATCAATTCTAATTATGAGTATTAGCATGGGCATGATTGCTAAGAACCTTAAATCTCTAAGTGAACTAAGTTGGGAACAAATTCAACGCGGTTTAACTGCTATGGGTGGCGCTTTATCTGAATTCGTAGGAGCTGCCGTTATTTTACAACAATTCTCTGGATTTGGTTCTATATTAGGAGCCACTTCTATATTAATGCTTGCATCTACATTAGACGAAATATCTAGTAACCTTAAGAAACTAGGCTCTATGAGTTGGAAGACTATCCAACGTGGTCTAACCGCTATGGGTGGCGCTCTAGCTGAATTAGTCGGAGCCGCTGTTATTTTACAAAGGTTCTCAGGGTTTAAGTCTGTAGCAGGAGCTACTTCTATATTAATCATGTCTAAGACATTAGACGAGATTTCCGATAATCTTAAGAAACTAGGCTCATTGAGCTGGGAGCAAATAGGCAAAGGTCTAACCGCTATGGGCGGAGCTCTAACCGAATTAGGTGGAGTAGCATCAGCCGTAGGTAACTTCGGAGGATTCAGTTCTATCCTAGGAGCCGCATCTATTAAAATCTTAGTAGACACTCTAGATGAGATTTCCGAAAACATGAAGAAACTCGGAGATATGAGCTGGGAGTCTATCGCTAAAGGACTTACAGGAATGGGTGGTGCGCTAGCAGAGCTAGGTACTGCAGCATCTGCTGTAGGTAATTTCGGTGGATTTGGTTCTATCTTAGGAGCTACTTCTATCGTGATAGCTGTTCAGTCACTGGACGAAATCGCGTCAGCTCTAACATCACTATCTGCATTAGGATGGGAAGACATTGCTCGTGGTTTAACCGCTATGGGTGGTGCATTAGCTGAGTTAGGAACCGCCTCCGGACTCACTGGTAACCTAGGTGGGTTCATGTCAGTAATCGGTGGACTAGCCTTAGAGTCTGCTAGTGCTAACATCGACAAGTTGGGAGACGCTTTTGTCAAAATGGCGAGTCTCTCATGGGATGAAATCGGTCGTGGTCTAAGCGCTATGGCTGGAGCCCTTGGTACATTAGCCGTAGGTGGTTTCGCCAACACACTTTCTATCATCGGTTCTATGTCTATTTCTGCTGCGGCTGAACCATTAGGTGTATTAGCTGACTCAGTTAAGAAATGGTCCGACGTAACAGTACCTGAGAATATGGGTGTCAACCTAGTTCAATTAGCTGATGGTGTAAGAGCCTTCACGTTATCTGGATTTGGTGCCGGAGCAATTGATGGAGTAGCTGAACCATTAGGTGTTATGGCCGACTCAGTTAGAAAATGGGATGGCGTCAATGTCCCAGAGGGTATGGCTAAGAATTTAGGCGACCTAGCTGAGGGTGTTAACCATTTCTTCTTCTCAGGATTCCCTGCAGGAGCTATTAAAGAATCAGCTGAACCATTAGGTACAATGGCTGAGTCTATCAAGAAATGGGAAGGTGTGTCAATTCCCGAAGGAATGAATAAGAGTCTTGGCGATTTAGCTGAGGGTGTTAACCGTTTCTTCTTCTCTGGCTTTAGTGCTGGATCTATTAGGGAAGTCGCTGAACCTTTAGGTGTTATGGCCGACTCAGTTAGAAAATGGGATGGCGTAACCATCTCTGAAGATGCCGTTCAAACGCTAGATATTTTAGCGCGAGGTATCGGTAAACTATGGTCTGGTCAATTAGGTGCTGGAGTAATCTCTGGTTTAGCTGGACCGTTAGGCGTACTAGCAGATTCCGTTCGTAAGTGGCAAGGTTTAATTATTGCCGACTCTACATTAAGCTCATTTACTAAGTTATCTGAGATTATTGAGAAGTTCGGACAAACTCAAATGGGTGCTGTAACCGACGGAAGTATGCAAACCGCTATTGATACTATGAAGAGTCTAGTGGAAACTATTAATTCAATGGGTTCTGTGGACTTAGGAACTATCGACAAAATCAAAGAAGCTTTTGAGAAGCTCGGTTCTATCGGTGGTGAAGGTGTCGCGGAAGGACTTCAAAATGGAACTGAAACCATTAAAACGTCATTAGATAATATGATGTCTGAAGTTCAAACAGCTATGGAGTCAGGCTTAAGTAACTTCAAAGACTCTACTTCTACATTAGGCTCAGACATTTCTACTGATATCTCAGAAGGATTGACGCAAGGATTAGAAGCTATTGGGCCAGCTATTGATGAAGCTATGTCTAGCTTAGAGTCTACATTATCTGAAAAAGCGTCTACAAGCTTATCTGAAAGTATCGCTGGATCTCTTAAGTCTAGTCTTGGTGATTTATCAGGAACTATCACTACTGCTATTAGTGAGGCATTAGGGTCTATTGGCGAAATAACTGCTGACTTCGATGGAGTAGGAGCCCGAATTGGAGAGTCGTTAGCATCAGGAGTATCTGTTTCTGGCCAAGCTGTAATATCAGCTATCAGTAACGTATTATCTGAAGCTAGCTCAACAGTCGACTCATATAGTGGTTCGTTCTCAGCAGGCGGTACTAAACTAGGTACTGGTCTAACTAACGGAGTTCGTACATCTACTACCGCAATTAGATCAAGTATCACTAGTGCATTGAACTCTGCGGTATCCGCAATTGGTTCATATTACTCGAACTTCTACAGTGCTGGTGGACGATTAGCTCAAGGTTTAGCTAACGGTATCAGTGCGAACTCATATATGGTTGCTGCCCAAGCATCAGCTATGGCATCACAAGCAGCCTCAGCAGCTAGAAAAGCTTTAGATATTCACTCACCTTCTCGTGTATTCTACGCGATTGGTCGATTCGTAGTATCAGGTTTCGCTAACTCATTGAATGACGGCGGAGACTATATCTACGACACAGCTATGTCCATGGCTAATGCTGCTAAAGATGGTATGAACAAAGGTCTAGATTTCGTCGGAACATTACTAGACTCTACAATGAACAACAATCCGACAATCACACCTATCCTAGACTTATCTAGCGTTAAACGAAGCGCAAGTGCTCTAGGAGGGTTACTTGGAATAGACCCACTGTCTGCTACTTTAACTAGAGCGGTATCAGTCGGAGATGTTTCACCAAACCGTCAAAATGACATTGGTACTAAGGTAGCTACTGCTATCTCAGACCTTAAGAAAGTTATGGACAGCACAGGTAATACTTACGTCATCGACGGTATTACTTATGATGATGGCTCTGCTGTATCGACAGCTATGGAGTCACTTATTCGTGCTGCTAGAATTGAAAGGAGAGTATAATCATGAAGGTAGCTAACCTGCGTATCGCCGTACAATCCGGCGGTTCAAGTACTATATTTGCCGCATGGAACTTCGCTAAGAACACTGGTTCTGGCGGAGCCCCTGTGAACGGAGATATCGTACGAATTAAGAGCGGATCTACATGGTATAATGGGGTAGCTATTGACTCATGGGTATTTAACTATCGTTGGTATATTCGTGAGTTGATTGGTAAGCGCGCGGTAATCGACAAATCACCGGACAGCGGTAGCTACTCAATCATGAGTCCTATCTCCATTGGAAGTTTAACAAAAGAAGGGACCAGCACAGACAGTGCTAATGCTGAACATCTAGACCATTTCAGCGTCAGATGGGAATATAACACTGGTGATGGTGTCTGGTTCAAAGCGTCAGAGTCTACTACTAAAGACGAAAACGCAACATATTCTTACCCTTCTAATGCTATATTAGTGCGATGCATCGTATCTCCTGTATCTAAAACATACGGAGAGGGTAAGGAAACTAAGTCTTACTGGACGGCTGAAGATACTACTGCTGAATTTGTGGTAGGTGACAGCCCTCCGGCTAAGCCTTCATCAGCTCCAAACATCTCTATTGACCAAAACTATATGTTGAAGTCTACCGTAGATAATATTTCTGACTCCCGTACGGACGCCCTACAGTTCGAACTGTATAATGGTGATAACCGTATAGACGGAGGTGTAGTGTCTGTCGTTACAGCACGCGCTACATATTACAGAGCAGTATCACCTGGCGGTAAATATAGAGTACGTTACAGAGCTGTAAACTATGTCGCAGGAACACCTGTGTATAGTGATTGGTCTCCATATTCTGGTGAGACCGAGACAGCCCCTGATGGGGTAATGGGAGTTACTGTGGAAGTTGAGTCTGAAACTACCGCAAGTCTTAAGTGGAGAGCCGAACCTACGGCTACAAGTTATGTTGTAGAGGCGTCTACAGACGAGCGATATTTCGACAGTTCTTCTGAGGTTAAATCTCAAACAGTAACAGCTAACAGTGCATTTATGACTGGACTTACTAAAGGTAAACGCTGGTTCTTCCGGGTTCGTGCAAAGAACTCTCATGGCGAGTCTCCATGGAGTAGTCTAGTCAACACTGTTATTGGTACTAAACCAGAACCGCCAACGACTTGGTCTCTAACGTCCAATGCCGCAGTGGGTGATAACCTAGTGTTATATTGGGTACACAACACTGAAGACGGTTCGAAAATGGTTGGTGCTGAAGTGGAGTTAATTATCAACGGTGTCAAATCCACTAAGATATTAACTGCCGAACAATCAAAAAGTGATAGAGAAAAAATACACACTTACAAAGTCGATAACAGAGAATATCGTACTGGCGGTAAAATTGAGTGGCGTGTTCGGACGACTGGGGTTACTAAAGAATTTAGTGACTGGTCAATCCAACGCGTGATTAATATTTACACTCCGCCTACTGTAGAAATCCGACTTGGCGAGGGTAACAAACCTAACTTATTCCGTGGGTCCGATATGTTTACTGGTGACTGGATCAATCTTACAGATTACCAAGTAATTTCTGACAGATATAAAGGCCACGCAATAGCTAGAACTAAAGCTATGAATAAGGGTCTTACCCAAAAGATTGCCGTCAAAGCAGGACAAAAATTCCTATTTAGCGCATATGTTAAGAGTAGTAATCCTAACGACACTGCTATTATATTTAACGCTAACGTCGATGATTCTGTAGACAACACTGTGACTAATCATGACTCGATAGCCGTAACAGTTTACGAGGAATGGACACTATATTCTACTGGTATTACGATTGATAAAGACGGTTATATTATGCCTAGATTGAATAAGTATGATACTAGTTCTGGACCAGACGATACTTACTTATATGTTTCTGGTATGGACTTACGTGAACAAGCTGAAGGTGGACACGGTGGTGACGGAACGATTCGTAACTACCCAATCCCATTCAGTATCACAGCTAGACCTGCTACACAAAGAGCAGTAACTACTCATATTAGCGTGATTGCTAAAGATAGTTACGAAGTAGTGTCAAGTACTGGCGAACGTAAGACTGTTAGTGCAGACTCAGAAGTATATTCTAGAGTTCATGTAATGACCGACAACGAGTTATATCAGGAACTAACTCCTAAAGATATTACTCTAGTAAACGGCCAATCGTATTATCTAAAGGTCTCAGTATCGATGGATAGTGGATTGGTCGCTCAATCACAACAACTATTAAACGTACGATGGTCAGGTACCGATTATTTACCAGATGGTTTCGTGGAATATGACAGAAAAAACATGAGTGCTCGTATTAGACCTTACTGTTTCGACTTAGAAGGAAATATGCCACGTAACGTAACCTTAACAGTATTACGTATAAACGCCAATGGTAGCTTAACCTTAATCGGTTCTGGTATTGACAACGACGGTAGTGCAGCAATTGTAGACCCACACCCTACTCTAGATTACGCTAGATATCGTGTAGTCTCTACGGATATTGTAACAGGTTTGAACGAATATTCAGACTTAGCACCACTACCTATCCACGACCCAGCGATTGTTATTCAATGGGATGAACCGTGGAAACCATATTCTAAGGACGACCAATACAGACCTGAGAGTCAAATTCATGGCTCAATGGTACGACTTCCTTATAATGTAGACGTTAGTGAGAAGTTTAATGTAGATACTGTCCTTACGGAATATATCGGTCGTAAAAACCCTGTGAGTTATTATGGTACTCAGAAAGGTGTGTCTGCTACATGGAATACTGATATTCCTAAAGAAGACAAAGACCTTATTTATCAACTAAGACGACTTGCTGAATACTCTGGCGATGTGTATGTCCGCGAACCAAACGGCAGTGGATATTACGCAAGCATCAGCTTGTCTTTTAGTATCAAACACAGAGTACTAGTGGTACCTGTATCGATCGAAGTTAAGAAAGTGGAGAGTGGTGAAATATGATAGATTGGACTAAGAGCATGACGCAGACTTTCGAATTCTACAAAGTCGACGTTCACACTTGGGAAGACATCGAGCCTTTGGACGCAGTTAAATCTTGTCGAATTACTCGCGACGAGACTAACGAGACCTTAGAGCACGCCACTTTCGACTGTACGACTCAGCTTGACGAACAGTACATCAGAGTATATCTCATAGCAATTCAAAATGGAGTAAAAGAGAAATTACCTCTAGGGACCTTTTTAGTGCAGACCCCATCTGTCGGATTTGACGGAAAGCAATTTTCAATCTCACTTGATGCATATTCACCCTTGCTTGAACTCAAAGACGACTATCCCACATTGGGGTATACACTCCCTAAAGAAACTAACATTACGGATATTTCCTACCGTATTTGTAGAGAACACTCTAGAGCAATTTCAGTCTACACTCCAAGTGATAAGAAGTTATTTACTGACTTCGTGGCTAACACAAAGGATAATTGGCTAACGTTCATTAAGGATTTATTACCTAAAGCAGGTTATCGCATAGCTCTAGACGAGCGTGGACACATCTTATTTAGTCCTATTACGGACGTATCGTCCTTACAGCCTGTCTGGACATTCGATGATGGCAACAGTTCAATCCTTAATCCAAATATCCGAGACGAACGAGATTTATATGGTGTACCTAACGTGTTGGAAGTTATATATTCTTCTGACGGGTCTACTATCGTATCGCGAATTGAGAATACTGACCCTGCTAGTCCAGTGTCTATTCCAAATCGTGGTCGCAGAGTCATGAAACGTGACACTAGTCCAGACATTGTTGGGCGTCCCTCTCAAGAATATCTGGACGAATACGCTGTGAAAAAATTAAGAGACTTATCTAGTCTCGAACACAAAGTTACTTTCTCTCATGGGTTCTGTCCTGTGAGAGTGGGCGACTGCGTGATGCTGGATTACAGACGTTTCGGTCTCAACCAAGTTAAAGCTAAGATTATTTCCCAGAACATTAAATGTGGGACTGGCTGTACGATTGAGACGACTGTGGTCTATACTACTAATTTATGGAGGTGATATTAATGGCCGAGTTATCAAGACATTTGATGAAAGAGTTTGCTACTCTAACTGCTGGCGATAAAAAGCCTGAAGTGTCTAATACCGTTCGAGGTACCGTTGTCGTAGACGGTGAAAATAAATACGTAGCGATTGACGGCTCGTCTGTTAATACGCCTATATCTGAAATTATTGATGCTCGACAAGGTGACCGCGTGTTAGTCGCTATTGAAAACCACGTGGCTACCGTTGTTGGGAATATTTCTAAACCGCCTTCAGCGTATAAAGAGCAAGAGGCTATTACTCGTATCACTGATACTAGTAGAGAGTTATCTTCTCAAATTACTGAAGTTCGAACTAACACTGAGACTAAAGTCGAGGAGTTAAAAACAAAGGTAGACAGTATCGGTAACGTATCCGACTTATCCGCAGTAGATAGTCGTATTACGGCAGCCGAGAATAAGGCTACTGAGGCAGCTACTAAAGCAGATGCTGCTAAAACGGAATTGGAGAAACAAAAAGAACTCCAAGCTGCACAAGCTAAAGCTCTGGAAGACCAGATGCTTATTACTAAACAAGAATTAGAGGCTAGTGCTGCATTAGCTACTGCAAAAGAATTTGATGAGAAGTTCAAAGCATTGATGGAAGCTAACGATAAGGACCGCAAACAAGCTGAACGAGACCTTATTACTATGGCTGCTCGTATGGAGCTTATTCAAGCTAACTTAGAAAATATGAAAGCTGTATGGAACGCTATCGACACTGCTATGAAATTCTCAAACGAAGGGCTAGCTATTGGAGAACGTTCTGGGGACAGTTATATTTTGGTCAAACCAAACCGTATAAGCATGTTTTCAGCAGGTTCCGAGGTAATGTATATTGCCAATGGGGTTATCCACATCGACAACGGGGTGTTTACTTTGAGTTTACAAATCGGTTACTATTTGGAGTCTCAGTATGAACACAACCCTAAATATAATGTAGTCCGTTATGTTGGACCGAAATAGGAGGATGATATTATGGTACAAGTGGTTGGATATACTAGTCCTAATTATGTAAAACTTGTATTAGACGTAGTAGAAGAGTCCTATGATATTCTGTCTAACACGAGTCTAATTAGATGGACATTAAAACTAATGAACGCATCTGCATGGGCATACAACTACTCTGCTGACGCTAAGGCTGAAGTGGAGATTGATGGTGAGCAAGTTCATAGTGGATATCATGCGTTCGATACACGTAACGGGGCTGTGTTACTCGCCAGTGGGACAAAGACTGTCACTCACGATGATAACGGCTCCAAGACTATTGTAGTATGGGCACGTATGCTGGATGTTTCGTCGCTTGGAGATATCGGATGGAAAAAAGGCGAGCTCAAACTTACAGATATTCCACGTTCAAGTAGAATTAAATCAGTCGAAGGAAACACTTTAGGCTCTACAATAACCGTGAACCTTGAGAGATATTCGAACTCATATCATCATCAAGTATGGTGGAAAGCTTTTGGTGGAGAATGGATTGATTTAGGAAACGTGAACGGGACGTCTGTAACGTTTACTCCAGATTTAAATCTTGCAAATAAAATACCGAACTCCACTTCGGGAGAACTAGTAATATCTGTCCGTACGTTCAATGGTAACAATAAGATTGGGAACGACTATGAGGGTAAATATACATTAAGTATACCTGCTAACGGAAAACCGATAATTAATGACCTAATCTTATCCGAAACAAATCCTAAACTCGCGGATGTATCTACTAACAATACTTTCGTACAGATATTAAGTGTAGCGAAGATTAACTTCGGAGTTACACCATATCTAGGCTCGACTATCAAATCGTATTATGCTGAGGTAGTGGGCTACAACAATACCATATCTACCGACGGTGCTAAGTTGAACTTCTTTAGTGCTAACGGTAAATATACAATTCGTGGACACGTTACAGACTCTCGTGGTATCCGCTCGGACACATTCGAGAAGGTTATTAACGTAGTTCCATATTTCTTACCTACTGTAACCATACAAGCGTTACGCTCAGGCAGTAGGAATGATACTATTACGGTAGTTCGTAATATCCGTATAGCTCCAGTTATAATTGACGGAGTCCGCAAGAACAGTCTCTCTATGATATTTAGAACTAAGAAGACTTTGGAGTCTGATAACACCTGGACTAAGAACACTGGAGGAGAGCTCACTAATGTCGGAGTCGAAAACTTAACTAACTCGTCTGTTAATTTAACGGGCAACTTCTCCCCAGAGTTCGCTTGGGATATTCAAGCTGTCGTGAGAGACAGGTTCTCAGATAGTATTCAACCAGATGGTGTGCGATATAATACCACAGCTCCGTCTGAGGCAGTTATATTAAACTACACGCCAGAAGGTGTAGGTGTGATGAAAATCCGTGAGAAAGGCGCTTTGGACGTAGGTGGGGATATTTACTCTAACGGTAAACTCGTACCGACAGTCCAGTTAGCAAAACCGGACGGACGAACATTAGCTATCACTGGGGACGCTAACAAGCTTATTGTGGGCGGTATGTACGCCACTAATAATGTAACTAACTTACCACAAGGTGCTCAGCGTAACGGATATTTATGGATTATTAATCACCATAACTTAACTAATTATCTAGTGCAGTATTACACTCCACACGACAAAGATGAACTGTGGATTAGGCGCATGTATAATGGTACTTGGAACGCTTGGCAGAAATTTGTCATAGACCCAGGTGAGACTAAAGTCGAGACTAAGTGGGTAAATATATCCATTTGGAACGGCTGGGTGTCTAACTCTGGTGAAGAGGTACAAGTGTCTAAACACGGTAACTTAGTTACTATGCGTGGAATTGCTCGTAACGGTCCAGCAAGTTGGGGAGCCCAAGTAGGATATTTACCAGCAGGGTTTAGACCGAGTCGTAACATGTATATTAACGCGCTGAATGAGAAGTATGGGCGTACTGTACTATTCTTTAAAACAGACGGAGTTATTGAGGTGCGTGACAACGCTACGGGTCCTTGGATGGGCTTTGACGGGATTATATTCCCAGTATAAAATTAGGAGGTCATTCGAATGAGTTTAGAATTAATCACAAAACGTATTAAGGATATCAAGACAGAGATTTCATCTATTAGAGAGTCGTCTGGTCAGTTATTCTTAGAGAAACAAAATCTCGAATTACGTGTTAGCGATATTCAAGCAGATATTTCTCGTAAAGATGAAAGCATCGCAGCTCTTCAAAACGAATTGAACGAGCTAATAATCGCTAAGAACACAATCGAAAAATATGACAAACAGGGAGGTTGATAGTGAATGTCATTTAACCCTTCTGACATTTATGAGTTTGTCGGCTTCCTAGTAGGTTTAGCAGGCTTGTGGGCTTTCTTTGCTACTAGACTGACAAACCAAGAACAACGAATTACTCGTCTTGAGATGCTCGTGGAGAAAAACCGTGAGGAAATCGACAGACATCAAGTACGTCTTGACAGTCACGATGTGGACAATAAGATTATGTTAGCCTTAGTAGAAAAGGTAGACGGTCTTAAAGAAGACATCCAAGAACTTAAAGACGAATTTAAACGACAAAAATAGGAGGACTTAAGTCTATGAACAAAATTAACTGGAAAATCCGTTTACAAAACCCACAATTCTTTATTACATTAGTACCAGCTTTAGCTTTATTAGTGCAAACTTTTATGGCTATCTTTAACGTATCAGTGGACTTCAGTGCGGTATCTGACCGCATGCTAGTGTTCATTAATGCGTTATTTGCAGTATTGATGATTATCGGTGTGGTTGCAGACCCAACTACTGCTGGATTTAGCGACAGCGCACGAGCTCTAGGATATACTAAACCTAACGCTGACAAATAATTTAACGGGGGTCTGTCTGTACGGACGGACTCCTATATACATACGCGATATTTACAACTCCTTAAATGGGAAAGAAACCCATATGAAAAGGAGAGATTATTATGAAAAGATTATTATTATTCATTGAAGGTAGAGATTGGACATTACCGATTGGAGTGACCATTATTGCACTAATCGTTCTAGTAAGTATGAACGTATCAGCATCACTAACTTTCGATCCGGCTATGAGAGAACAACTAGTAATTAAACAATGGTTCGATACAGCTGGCTGGTTAGCAGTGATATTTGTACTAACTACTTACGTGGAATGGATGGTGGAGAATTGGGCAGTCTATTCGGAATGTTATTCTCACCACAAAGATTAAGGGAGTCTACATGACTCTCTTCTTTTTTTCTTTTTCGAAATCCAAAATTTTCCCAGTGGGATTTTTCTCAAAAACAAAACGAAAGGAGTGTATGAGTTATGGAGACAACTTATATTCTATTTGGATTAATGTTCTTATTAGGTGTGGTCGTGGGCGTACTTGTGACTAGGTATATTTACAGTCACCGCAAAGTGGACGGGTTTATTACTTTCTTCAATGCTGATAACATGGAGATGCCCATGCTAGAAATGAACTCCGACGACTTTAAGAGTAAGACTGTAATAGTTTTGCGTAAAAAGTCCGTACGGGAGTAACGCGATATTTACAACTCCTATAATGGAACATAAAAACCGAAAGGGGAAATAAAAATGAAAAAAGACAAAATTACAATGGAATTAGAGATGCAAATTCAAGAGCTTCTCGAACAAATCCCAAATTTACAAGGGGAAGAAAAGACCAAAGCAATCGAGGATCTACAAAAGTTAAATATGGTTCTTAACGAACGTCTAGAGGGAAGAAAGATTAAACCTTGGGAGACGCCCGTGAGAGTCGTATTAGACGGTATTGCGATTATCGTACCTTTAGTCTTGACTGCCGGCTTTGTAGCAGCAGGATTTGAGTTCGAGAAGACTGGAACTTTCACGTCTAAGACATTAGGATTTGTTATGAAGTTTTTAAAACTCAAATAAGTCAGCAAGTTCGAAAGGCGAGGGAATTTACAATCCCTTTCCTTTTTATCTTTTCGCAATATTTGCAATATGTTTAATGGAAAAGATAGTTTAAAGTCGTACGCTGAAAGAGTGCGTCGCAGGCCAGAACGCCGGAAGGTGAGGGTTCGATTCCCTCTCTGCGAAAGCAGACAGCTCGATTGGTCCGAGCACCGGAAGCGTGGAGTTCGAAACCCACTCTTTTCCACCGAGACAGTAGCTTAATGAAGAGCACCTGATTATCAGGAAGAGGTGGCGGCTCATTCCCGTCATGTCTCATATATTAAAAAGAAAAGATAGTTCAATGGTTTAGAACACCTGGATTGCGAAAGGCCAGGAGACGGGGACTCAAATCTCCCCTCTTTCTCTTTTTGTTTTGTGGGTTCGCAGGATTTGCAACCTATATAATGGAAAGGGGGACCTAGACGCGAAAATGGCCTTTCCACGATACCAGAGTTCGAGTCGCTCGGTATCACTTTTTGTTTTGTCTGATAAAAACTATAAAATGCGAAGGAGGAAAATCAGATGGAAAAACAACAAATGTTAAAAGTAGCGGGGTTAGTAACAACCGCTTTAGGTTTTGCAGTGACACTAGTGTCAGGTTGGATTGAGGAAAAACAACTAGACGCGACTGTTGCTGAGAAGGTAGCAGAGGCAGTAAAGAAAGCAATGGAGAATGGAGGTAAATAATATGGACTTTAGAAAATGGAAAGACAGTGAAGAAAGTATGGATAAGAAACTCTTAGAGTTTAAAAACTTGTTTGAAAGTGAGATAGTACCACTAGTGCATAAAACGAAAAAGATTAAAGCTGGTGTAGTATTAGATGCATTCAAAGCATGGAATGAAGGCCGTTGGAACGAATTTATGGAACAAACTAAACAAACAATCAAAGGAGACGATACAAATGAATAACGAACAAAACTTAGGAAATATCTTAGAATCTTTATCAGTAAACGCAATCCAAACAAATAACAAGGTGCAAAAACTTGTCGAGTGTGTAATTGCTAACCACAGAACTACAGGCAAATTAGTAGAATATACTAACCGTTGTGAAAGAGTGTTCAAAGCACATCGCAAAAACATTAAAATGTTAGCAGTCGCTACTCTCATTACTACAGGTATCACTTGGATTACATCTAAGCGTGTAGACTACTTAGAAAATAAGATCGAGCGATTACAAAAAGAACTTAACGAATCAAAACTAAAAAAGTAAGGAGGGTATTCTTATGGTAATCTACGAGAATATGATTAACGACGAACGTTGGTATAACGCTAATCTTTATTTAGAAGATCGTGTGTTATACGCTAACTTAACTGGTGCTGAGTGGGTGGTGTTGGCTCGTAATGTAGAGAGTTATAGTATCGACGATATGGAGTTGGAAGTTATCATTAGTCCAACTCTTACTGAGAATTACGGATTTACGCTATTTTCGTTCATCGACCAATTTGTGATGGTTGAGTTATTTACCGAAGATAGAAGTTCCATTGACGCTTGGATTATGACGTACGCCGAATATATTCGTGCTAAAGAAAACTATTTGGATGCTGAGCGTAAAGCAGTAGAGAGACTAAACGCTCAAATGAGGGGGTAGTATATTTATGAAAATTGAACAAATCGTTAGTCGAACGAGCTATACACTAAAGAAACACGGCCCGCTTATCCTATCAGTTTTAGGAGCGGCGGGTGTTATTCTTACTGCTAAACTAGCATCGGATGCTGGTAAGAAAATTGGTAAGTTAGAGGCTGAGACTCCTGAATTTGTGGAATACGATTTATTCTACGAGGAACCACAGCAAGAAATCAACACATTCGGTTTATATTTACCGACAATCGTATGTGGTGTGGCTACTATCGGGTGTATTCTAAGTAGTTCATTCTTATCTCAGAAGAGACAGTTATCTCTAGTTGCAGCATACGCTGCTTTAGATGCAAAATATAAAGAAATTAAGAAAGACTATCGTGAAAAACATCCGGACGAGTATATGACTATTCGTAAGAAAGAATATAGTGAGTCACTCCAATTCATGAGTGAAAAAGATTACGACGAACTATTATATTACGATGAGTACTCTGACAGATGGTTCAAACGTCGTCCGATTGAGATGTTGAATGCAATTTATCAGTTCAATCGTATGTTTATCCTACGAGGATATGTAAACTTGAACGATTACTATGCATTAGTCGGTTTGGATGGTACGGTAGAAGGAGCTACTATCGGATGGTCTGAATATAATGACGATGGATACGCTTGGGTCGATGTGGTTCATGAGTATATCGAGTTTGAAGACGACGATACTCCTGGATATTACCAAATTGAATTCCCATTTGCCCCATCAGTAGAGTACTTAAGTTAATGTAAACAAAAATGCAAAGGAGAGTTACATATGGAAACTAAAGTTAATTTAATTGAGAATAGGTTATTTCTAAAACTAGACGATTACTGGTATTTAGCAAATAGACACAGTAGAACCAAAAGGGTTTGTATTTACGACACAGGATTTATCATAGTTCAACGAGATGATGTGAGACTACAATACGATGAGTTACATCAACAAGAATTATCAGAGTTTGTATTGACTATATTCGACAGCGATACGTTCCCACTAATGATTAATAATCGTGTTACTTACGACGATATTAAGAAAGAATCAGTAAAGAATATTAGTGATGATGCTGAGGGTATGTTTATTTGGAATTGGTTAAACCATAAGTCTGTAGATGAAATCGCTAAATACGAAGGGGGTAATAAATAATGGAATTGGATATCACAGTATCGAAGAATAGACTATTCGTGCTACTAGACGATGGTTGGTATATTCTAAATAAAGCTAGCGATACCAAACGTATTGAGTTAGATGTTCATAGCGTAACAGTCTTCAAAAAAGACGGTCACGTTATCACTTATTTTGAAGATATAGACTCCGATAAAAAAGAAATCAGATCTTGGTTAACTACTGAAGATGGTCGTGTTATTTCTGATAACATCACTATCAGTTACGATATGCTTAAACATGCATCTAAAACTATATTATCTAAAGATGAGGAAGGTACTAGAATTTGTGGATTTTTAAATGGGGTTCGTAAGTGTAAAGTGAACTACGTTGAAGCGAAAGGATATGACTGGAAATGATTAATGTTATCACGAACGCTGACAAAGCTTGGGTTGCTAACGAGTGCGTGGTCTATGGTGGAGATCTATACGTACTGAAAGACGATATTTGGAGACTCGTTCCTATTAAGGATTACGTAACCACTATCGCTATCCAATTTGACAAAGAAGAATGGTTATCAGTACACACAAGACAAGGTGCGCGATGGAAAGTCTATAAATACATGGATTATGTACGAGTGGTTCAGCCTGGCGGAGAGTCTGAAGACCATTATTTCCGTACGTTATTTATGCCTTATCAAGATGTTAAAGAAACCTTAAATGAAAACTATAGAAAGCATGCTGTGAAAATCAACCATAAAGACTTTGTGTTACTTGACGGTAAACTGTATGTGTATATTAACCGTGAGTGGGTTTATATACATTACCCATCAGACTTTGTCAAAGCGTATGCGAGTGAGAAGGATTTCCATTCTATTATAGTCGAGACTTCTTACGATTGCATGTATAATCTAGCATTTGAGAAGGCTGGTATTAGATGGACTATCGCTGACAGACGTCCAGAAGTCACTCCTGTGGTCACTGGGTTTGACAAATATGGAAAACTGTTCGAACGAAGCCGTCGAGACGCTTTACTTCTAAAGGGACCTGGTAGAGCATTAGCATTCCTAAACACATATTCTGGTAGAGAGTTTGGCAGACAGGATATTTCTAAAGGAAGTGGTGAGAATGAATAGGTTAGAGACTCTTCTGGAGAAGACATATTTTACCGACAAGTTCGACATAAAAAATGTCAATGACGTTCCTTTAATTGGAAATGATTTTACTGTCACTCCTGTTGGACATACTATGTTCTTTAAAGTAAAAGGTACTGAGTGGCATGTGTTACCGTTCGATCTTAATGCATTCTCGAGTATTAATACCAAGTTCACACTATATATGATGTGTAGAGGAGTCGTGATAGATATAACTCATAGAGGTGATACTCCAATACACGAGATTATTTATCTATCAATACCAGAAGTGTTCGCACTAGAGAAAGAATGGTTAGAAGATCATATATCGGTACGGTTGTTGCTACAACAATTCAATATTACTAGGAAAGGAGATGATTGAATGACTGTAAAGTTAATTAATCAAAAAATATTTGAAGGGAACACCAAAGTGTTAGACGATATTATACACGTTTGCATTGGTGGTAACTGGTATAAAGTATTCGCTGGACACCGTATACGAGATGTAAGATATACTGATGAAGGTATGGAATTCACATCCGATTATCTAAACGAGTATGACCCATCTAGACGTTACGCTCAGGGGTTCATATTTGAGGGCTCTAAGAGCGCGTTCGTAATAAGTAGATATATGCCTCCGTTTAGAGAAGGTGGAGTCCTAATCGAAGTAAATGACGTTTTAGATGGAGCCTATATAGATACTAGTCTTCACAAACTAAGTCAGACAAAATCTACACCAGAAGAACTAAACAGACAAATCGTATGGATTGAACCAAATTTTGAAGTTGTAAAGGAGAATGAAAATGAATCTAGTAACTAGTATTAAACAATTCACAAAGAAACGCACACCAGAAATCTTAATCGCTACTGGTTTAGTGGGTATGGTAACGTCAGTCGTATTTGCGGTAAAAGCTGTACCTAAAGCTGAGCAATTAATGGAGAAGACCAAAGAAGATAAAGCAGAGATTTTAGAATTAGAGCCAGAAGATGTAAATCTGACAGTAGTTGAGAAAGTGAAAGCTGTTTGGACGGTATATGCACCATCAGCTATCGCATTCGGGTTATCTACAGCATGTATTATTGGAGCTAATAATGTAAGTCATAGACGAAGTGTTGCTATCGCGACTGCTTATACGTTATCTGAGACTGCCTTTAAAGAATATAAAGAAAAGGTAGTAGAGAAGTTCGGTAAAAATAAAGAACAACAAGTTCGCGACGAAGTGGCTAAAGCACAAATCGAGAAAAATCCCGTTAGTAAATCTCAAGTTATTATTACTGGGAATGGTGACTCGTTATGCTATGACAGTGTGTCAGGACGATATTTCAAATCTAACATTGAAAAGATTAGACGAATTGTCAACGATACAAATGCTAAGATGTTTAGCGAAAACTGGGTCAGTCTGAACGAGTTCTATATTGACTTAGGATTGGAAACAATCGCAATTGGTAACGACATGGGTTGGGCTATCGACAAAGGCGGTATGGACATTGAGTTTAGCTCTCATATTGCAGACGATGGAACGCCATGTTTAGTGCTAGACTATACTGTATTACCTACTTACGGGGTATGGTAAAACGTAGCCTCGCAATATTTACAACTCGTTTAATGGAAGGTAAACAAAAAACTAAAAATCTTAAGGAGGAACCTACCATGTCAAATTTAATCGAAACTAAGAAAGAAGTATTAGCAAATGGAGAAACTGTTTATGTAGCGAAACTTCGTAAACCAAATTGGAAAAAGATTGGTATTGTAACAGCAGTTGTGGCTGGCACAGGAGCATTAGTAGCTTTAGTTGCCAAAGCAGCTAACGGAGCAAAACAATCAGAATCTAATGAAGGATACGAATCAGACTACTCAAACGATTATTCAGATGATGATACTCAATCAGAGCAAGATGAAACTGAAATGGATGAGTCTAACGACGATCAAGAGTAATTGAATAGCTTTAAAGAAGGAGGAATGCTTAACACGCATTTCTCTTTTTCTTTTGTTAAGAAAGGAGACTATATTATGAAAATCAAATTTAATGACAACACAAAACTTATGGTTGCAGCTCTAGCTTGGTGTGGAGGCACGTTCTTATTCTGGAAAGCCCAAAAGAAATCTATGGATAACTTAATCGAGGCGGCTAAGTACACTTCAATGTGGAGAGAGCAATTTGGTAACTTTGGAGAAAATGGAGGAAATGTGAATGGTACTAGAGTCGAACTCACACAAGACGAAGATAGAAAATAAAGCATTAATGAAAAAACCTAAAACACAAAAAATCGTAACGGGTCAAGCTAAACTTAAAAAGAAAGGGTTCTTTGATTTCTTTGTATCCGAGGATGCGTCTAGTGTGAAGTCTTATTTACTATCAGACGTATTGGTGCCGAATATTAAGAGACTTATTCAGGAACTAGTAACTAGTGGCATTAATCAATTACTATACGGCAATGATTATAAACCTGCGAAGAGTTCAAGTAACACATCTCGTGTGTCATATAATAGTTTCTCAAGTTCACCTGCGACTCAACCAAGTCGTAAGAAAGGAAATGATATTATCGAGATTGAAGTAGATACTTACCGAGACTCTCAGAATGTTATTTACCAGCTACAAGCGTTAATCGATCAATATCAACAAGCGACTATTGCTGATTTATATGACTTAGTCGGCATTGACGGAGATTTCACAGATAATAATTACGGTTGGAAAGACTTAACTCGTGTATCTGCGATACCATACGGACAAAAATTCATTATTAGAATGCCAAGATTTATTGCTTTATAGGAGGTTTATTTATGGATATGGTAAATCACCCAGAGCATTATCAATCTGGAAAAATAGAAACAATCGATGTAATCGAGGAATTTACAAAGGATCTAAAGGGAATCGAGGCTAGTGACACTGCGAATATCATTAAGTACGCATGTCGCTGGAAACGAAAAAATGGCGTAGAGGACTTACGTAAGCTAGTCTGGTACGCTGAACATTTAATCAATCATATCGAAACTAAAGGAGAAATGTAAAATGAGTTTTAAAGAGAAATTTGTAGCAGTGGCAAATACTGCTTTATTAAAAGGAAAAAAACACAGTCCTAAAATGTTATTAGTAGCTGGGACTGTCGGTTTTGTAGCTACGGTTGTGGCTGGATGTAAAGCTACTACTAAATTAGAAGGGGTTTTAGAGAAACCTAAAGAACAAATTGAAAAAATCCATGAAATTATGGATAGCGAAGAATTACAAAAACAATACGGATATACTCAACAAGACAAAGTACAAGATTTAACTAAGATTTATATTAAGACTGGTTGGGACTTGACTAAATTATATGCTCCTACTATTGTTTTAGGAACAGCATCGTTGTTATGTTTCTTTGGATCGCACAATATTCTGTCTAAACGTAACGCTGGATTAGCTGCAGCATATGCTACTATCGATAAAGGATTTAAAGAATATCGTGGTCGCGTCGTGGATAAATTCGGACGTGAAGTGGATCGTGAATTATTGACTGGCGTGAAAGTAGAGAAAGCTACTAAGAAGAAAAAAGGTGAAGAGGCTGTAGAAGAAGAAACTAACGAACAGCCATCTAAACTTTACGCAAGTAGCTACGCTCGTTATTTCGATGAGTCTTGTGCTGATTGGAAGTCTAATCCAGAATATAACTTAATGTTCTTACGTATGCAAGAGCAACATGCGAATGATTTACTTCGTGCTAAACGTCACTTATTCTTAAATGAAGTATACGACATGTTGGGTATTCCACGTACAGCAGCAGGACAACAAGTAGGTTGGATTTATGATGAAAGTCAACCATTAGGAGATAACTTCGTTGACTTTGGTATTTACGATGATGCGAATGAGAAAGCTAGAGACTTCGTGAACGGATATGAACCTAGAATCTTATTGGACTTCAACGTAGACGGGGTAATCCTAGACTATATTTGAATGGTAGACATCAATGCGCCTACAAATTACGAAATCCCTTGGCTGTAAAAAGCTGAGGGAAATTTTCCTAGGGGGTTAATTTATGAAAAACAATTTAAAAAATATGCTGAAGGATCCTGGTTTCATGCTAATCGCTTTAGGGTTCATGATGGCTATGGTGGGATATATTTACTCGGACAAAGCTGTTAGTGCGAATACTAATCAAACGACAGGCTATATTGTAGTCCGTACGAACGAACCTGAAACCACAACGAGAACTGAGGTGAATGATATTAGTAATGTAGACCTTATTACAATGGATGATGCGGTTTTAATTGCTAAATTGGTTCTAGCTGAAGCTGAGGGAGAGCCTGAGATGGGAAAACGACTAGTTATCGATACGGTATTAAACCGATTAGACTCTAGTGACTTCCCTAATACAGTATATGATGTTGTTTATCAGCCATATCACTATGACCCTGCATGGGATGGGCGCATTGAACTATTTTCAGAACTAGACGACGCATTTAAATTAGTAGTGGACGAAATCCATAATCGTACGAATTCAGAAGTTCTATATTTCAGAACAGATAAGTTTCACGAGTTTGGAACACCTATGGAGCAGGTGGGTAATCACTACTTCTCAACAAAATAACAAAAGGAGACTATATACATGAGAACTGAATTAAAACTAATTTCAGCATTTCTAGTTGGACTCGCAACTGGTGCTGGAGCTATGTATATTTACAAAAAGAAACACCCTGAGGTAGTAACTGTTACGGAGTATATTCCAGTAACAATGAAGAAAGTAAAAGACCAAGGAACCGTAATCAAAAACGCAACGAAAGAAGCTAGAGAAATTATCGAAAAAGCTACAAACGAAATTAAAGATATCAATGAGAATGTAGTTAAGATGACAGACTACAAGAAATATAGCGAAATTTCTAAAGGTTACAAAGTAACTGAGGAAGGATTAAAAGAATTGAAGACTCATTTCGAAGAGGGTAAACATATTGCTGACAAAGAGCCTGAAGTAGAAACTGAATCAGTCGAAGATGAAGAGGACGAAAACGAGGATATCGAGATTGTATCAAACGATGGTTTCGTATTGGACTCTAATGACTTCGATTATTACGGAGTAACTCGTTTCAAAGACGATGTATATATGGACGAGTATTCTGAGGTTATTGAGGATATTGACGATCATATTGGTAAGAAAGCGCACGAGATGTTGAAAGATGGTGTAACAGAATTCACTGTTAAAAACTATCTGAAAGGCAATCTGTACGAAATCACTCAAGAGGACCAAACTTATGAAGAGTTCTTAGAAATGACTAGAGCAATGAGAGATGAAGATTGATTAAGTATATATTTAGAACAGAATGGAGGTGGTATACATTGATTAATCCGGATCACAGAGCATATCTTCTATGGTTGAAGAATCATATTAAAGACGATAACCATTTAAAGTATAACAAACTATTGAATCGCTTATTCCTATGGCAGTACGACTCTACGCTACCAATGGACGAAAATCGAGCAGCTGACGGAGTGGACATGCGATATCGCTACGGTTATGAACGTAAAATTAGTGACCATGAGATTGCTAACTATATTGATGTGATGCAATGTACCATGCTCGAGATGATGGTAGCGCTAGTTCTACGATGCGAACGAGAGATTATGTACAGTCAAGAATATGGAGACCGTAGTGCGTTGTTATTTTGGAGTATGATTGATAACTTAGGACTAATCGACATGGACGATTTAGCCTACGACCAAGATTACGTAGATACGGTTATTCGTAATTTCCTAGATGGAGATTACCAGCCAGACGGTAAAGGTAGCTTATTTAGAGTACGTAATACTCACGGACGAGACTTAAGAAATGAAGAGCTATGGGTACAAGCAAATTGGTACCTAGACGAATTCATGTAAATATAAAGAAAGGAGGTAGCGAAATGTAATGTTTGATTTCTTAAAGATTTCAACTAAATCGATTAAAAAGGACGTAGTCGAGATATATCCTAAGTTCATTGTCGGTAGAACTCAAGATTTACTTATTCGAGGTGGAGACTTCTACGCAGCTTGGATTGAATCGAAAGGACTCTGGTCAACAGACGAATGGGACGTTATTCAAGCTATCGATATGGAACTTAAACGATATTACGAAGATTACAAAAATAGAGTGGAAGGCGACGTTCGAGTTAAATACTTATGGGACAGTTCATCTGGTATGATTGACGTTTGGCATAAATATTGTCAGAAACAGATGCGCGATACTTATAAAGTACTTGACGAAAATATCGTCTTCGCAAATACAGAAGTCACTAAGAGCGATTACGCTAGTAAGAAACTCCCTTATGCATTAGAGAAGGGTTCTTATGATGCGTACGACAAAATCATCTCAACCTTATATTCTGAGGGCGAGAGACATAAGATAGAATGGGCTATCGGTTCGATCGTCACTGGTGACTCTAAGAAATTACAAAAATTCATGGTTCTGTATGGTTCGCATGGTACAGGGAAATCTACAATCATCAATATTATCCAACAGTTATTCACTGGGTATACGACGATGTTCAATGCTAAAGACTTGGGTACAGCTAATAACCAATTCTCTTTAGAACCGTTCAAAAATAACCCAATGGTGGCTATTCAACACGACGGTGACTTATCTCGTATTGAGGATAACACAAGATTGAACAGTTTGATTTCTCACGAAGCTATGCCAGTCAATGAGAAGCATAAATCTATTTATCAGAGTGCCTTCAAGTCATTCCTTATTATGGGTACAAATAAACCTGTAAAAATTACTGACTCACGTTCAGGTATTATCAGACGACTTATTGATGTGTCGCCAACTGGTAGACTGTTAGCACGTAAGGATTATCGAGAGTTAATGGACCGTGTCAAATTTGAATTAGGAGCAATTGCTTATCACTGTATGGAAGTATATTTAGAAGATCCTGAAGCATACGACGATTATATTCCAATCACGATGTTGGATGCGACTAACGACTTCTATAACTTCATGAGCGAGTGTTATTTACAATTCAAGAAAGACGATGGTATTTCATTGAAAACTGCTTGGGAGTTATATAAGAACTTCAACGATGAGGCGAATGTTCCATATCCTTACACTCAACGTGTGTTTAAGGAAGAGTTGAAAAACTACTTCAAAGAATATCAAGAACGATATACGCTACCTGACGGAACTCGTGCACGCTCATATTTCAAAGGTTTCATCACAGACCGTTTCGAAGAGTGGCGCAAGACTGAAAAAGTTCATATTGAGAAGGGTGAAATTCCGACAATCAAATTCGAGAAGACTGAGTCAGTGTTCGACAAGACATATTCTGACAGTTTGGCTCAGTACGCTACGAACGACGGAACACCTACGAAAAAATGGAGTAATGTTAAGGAGACATTATCATCATTAGATACATCTAAACTACACTATGTGAAGGTTCCAGAGAATCATATTGTGATTGACTTCGATTTAAAAGACGAATCGGGTAACAAATCTCTAGAACTTAATACGGCTGCTGCAAGCAAGTGGCCTAAGACATATTCCGAAGTAAGCCGTAGTGGCAATGGTGTGCATCTACACTATATTTACGACGGAGACGTTAATACATTAAGTAGAATCTATGATGATAATATCGAAGTAAAGGTATATACCGGTAATAGCTCATTGCGTAGACAGTTAACTCTCTGTACGACAGATGAGATAGCTCATATTGCTGAGGGTATATTACCACTTAAGGGAGCTGATAAAATGATAAACTTTGAAGGTTTTAAGAACGAAGCTGCTCTTAGAACACTTATTAAACGAAATCTTAACAAGGAGATACACAATGCCACAGCGCCGAGTGTGAACTTCATATTTAAGATTTTAGAAGATGCATACGAGAGTGGTATGACATACGATGTTTCAGATATGAGACAATCGATTATCGCTTTTGCAGCGAACAGTACAAACCAATCGGACGTATGTTTAAAATTAGTAGGAGGTATGAAATTCCATTCGGAAGAACCTTCTATTAATGATGAAGATTATATTGTTAGCGACGAACTAGCATTCTACGATATTGAGGTATTTCCAAATCTCTTCTTAGTAAACTGGAAGTTCCAAGGCGATGACAAGAAAATGGTTCGTATGATTAACCCAAGTCCTTACGAGATTGAGAAATTAGTCAAGCTTAAATTGATTGGTTTCAACTGTAGACGATACGACAATCATATTCTGTACGGACGACTATTAGGTTATGACAATGCACAACTATATAATCTGTCACAACGAATTGTCAACGGAGACAAAGATGCTATGTTCCGTGAGGCATACAACATTTCCTATACGGATATTTACGACTTTGCATCAGCAGCAAACAAGATGAGTTTGAAACTACTACAAGTAAAAATGGGTATTCATCACCAAGAGTTAGGTCTACCATGGGATAAACCAGTTCCAGAGAATATGTGGCCTAAGGTATCTGAGTACTGCGATAATGACGTTATTTCTACTGAGAAAGCATTCGAGTTCCTTAAAGCTGACTGGGTAGCGAGAGAAATCTTAGCATCGCTTACTGGTATGACTGTAAACGACACGACTAACACATTAACCACGAAACTAATCTTCAAGGATAACCGTACGCCACAAAGTTCATTTAAATATAGAAACTTAGCGGACCCAGTATTCGAGTTATCTGAGGACGAATTAGAATTCTTAAATAAAGTAGCTCCTGGTATGATGGCTCAAAAACACGGTGAAGCGCAAAGCTTACTTCCATATTTTTCAGGATACAAGAAAGAGTGGGGTAAATCCACGTATCGTGGTATTGAGGTTGGCGAAGGCGGTTATGTATATCACAAACCGGGAATGTATTCGAATGTAGCGTTATTAGACGTAGCATCGATGCATCCACACAGTCTTATTACTGAAATCCTACTAGGACTTAAGTATACTACGTTATATTACCAACTAGTAGAAGCTCGTGTATCGATTAAGCATGAAGACTGGACAGCTCTAGAGACGATTCTAGAGGGTAAATTGATGCCTTATGTAGCTAAGGTACAAGCAGGAGAGTTAAGCTCTAAAGACCTCTCTACGGCCCTTAAAACGGCAATTAACAGCGTTTACGGCTTAACATGTACAGCATACGAGAATGCATTCCGTGATAAACGTAATCACGACAATATCGTAGCGAAACGTGGAGCCTTATTCATGGTAGATTTACTTAAAGAGTGTGAGGCTCGCGGTATGAACGTAATTCATATTAAGACAGACTCTATCAAGATTGCTGATGCTACACAAGAACAAATCAAATTCATTTCCGAGTTCGGTAGTCGCTACGGATATACTTTCGAGCATGAAGCTACTTACGATAGATTATGTTTAGTAAACAAATCAACTTATATTGCTAAGTATATGACCCCACATAAGGACAAGAAGACTGGGGAAGAAATCTGGTGGACCGCGACTGGTAAACAGTTCCAAGTACCATATGTATTCAAGACTTTATTTACTGGTCAACCTATCACTTTCGATGATTTATGTGAAGCAAAACAAGTTCGTACGACAATGTATTTGGATATGAACGAAAAACTTAGAGACGATACAGATTTAGTTAAGCAATTAGCTAAACTTCGTCGTCAATTAGACAAGGGTCAAATTACTCAAGAATTCTATGACGCAGAGAAAGAGAGAATCGAAATGGAGATTGAAACTTGTCACGACCGAGTATTTATCGGGAAAGTGGGACAATTCTGTCCTATGGCGAGCGGAGTTGGTGCAGGTATATTGCTGGCTGAGCGAAACGGTAAGTACGATGCTGTAAACGGCACAAAAGGATATCGCTGGATGGAATCTGAAATGGTGACTGAGTTAGGTTTAGAAGACCGAATCGATAAGTCATATTTCGTGAACCTAGCGAACGAGGCTATGGAAGCCATCTCGGAATATGGTGACTTTGAGTGGTTCCGCTCGAACGACCCATATCCTAGAGAAGAAAACTATGAAGAAGTAATGCTTGGGGTAAACCCATTCTAATATAAAGGAGAGAATTAAAAATGGCTAAAAGTAAAATTGTAATGGAGAACGCACGTTTAATCTTTAGAAACTTCGAAGGACGTGAAGAAAAATATAATCGTAAAGGTGACCGTAACTTCGGTTTAGTTATTGAGGATCAAGAAGTAGCAGAACAATTGATTGAAGATGGTTGGAATGTTAAAAACTTTACACCAAAAAATAACGATGATTACGATGACACTCCAGAAACTGTATATTGGTTACCAGTAACTGTACGTTTCGATAATGTACCACCAAAAGTAACATTGGTAACTCGTCGTAAAAAGACTCGCTTAGACGAAGAAAATGTGGGTTCATTAGACTACGCAAGTATTAAAGAAGTAGATGTTATCGTGACACCATTCGACTGGGATGTAAATGGTAAGACTGGCACTAAAGCATATCTTCAAACTATGTACGTGACTATCAACGAAGATGAATTCTCAGATAAATATGCAGACTACGAAGAAGTCTAAAATAAAAACCCCATGGGAAAAATTCTCGTGGGGTAATTTTCTGGAAAGGAGGTAGTCATGACTAGAGGAGTATCGTTATTTGAACATCAAGAAGAAGCTGTAGCGAAAATGAAAAATGGATGTATATTGTGCGGCGGAGTTGGTAGTGGTAAATCACGAACGGCTCTAGCGTACTACTTCACCCAGCAAGGTGGTAAACTAAGTAAAGACGAGTATATCCCAATGGGAGACCCTCCGAAAGACTTATATATCATCACCACAGCGAAAAAAAGGGACTCGTTAGAGTGGGAAGACGAACTGAGTGTATTTCTTATGACAAGAAACAAAGAGCTCAGTATGTACGACCACAATATTGTAGTAGACTCATGGAATAATATCGGAAAGTACAAAGATATACGTAATGCTTTCTTCATATTCGACGAGCAGAGAATTGTCGGTGGAGGAGCATGGGTTAAAGCCTTCCTTAAGATTTCTAAAGCAAACCATTGGATATTACTGAGTGCTACACCAGGGGACAACTGGTCTGACTATATTCCGGTATTCGTGGCTAACGGGTTCTTTAAAAATCGCTCAGAATTTCAGCGAGAACACATCATATACAAACGTTTCAGTAAATTCCCACAGATTGATAGATATATTGGCACAAAGCGCTTAGAACGCATGAGAGAGCGAATTCTCGTAGACATGCCGTTTGAACGTGAGACAGTAGCTCATCATGAGACTATAATGGTCGAACATGACCGTATATTGTACAAGGATTTACAGAAAAACCGTTGGAACGTATATGAGAACAAACCAATCGTCAATGTGGCTGAGCTTTGTTATTTATTACGCAAGCTAGTCAATTCGGACGAGAGTAGACAAATAGAGTTATTAAAAATAGTAGAAAAAAATCCTAGGGTGATTGTCTTCTATAACTTTGACTATGAGTTAGAGATACTGAAGAGTTTATATTACGGTCCCGATGTAACTGTAGCGGAGTGGAACGGACACAAACACCAAGATGTGCCTAAGACGGAAAAATGGGTATATCTAGTTCAATACACTGCAGGGGCAGAAGGTTGGAATTGCACAACGACTGATACGATGGTATTCTTCTCGCAGACATATTCATACAAAATCCTTCATCAGTCAACTGGACGGATAGACCGTATGAACACACCATTTAAGGATTTATATTACTACCACTTTAAGTCTAGAGCTACGATTGATTTAGCAATAGCTCGAGTGCTTAAGGACAAGAAAAAATTCAACGAAAGGTCATTCTATAATAAATTATACAAATAGTGAGGTGGACGAACATGGTTGTAATCTTATTATTACTAATCATTATCATTATGTTGCGTAAAAAATAAAAGGGGGTATCTCAAATGCTATTTAGATTTGATGAAATTGAAAAAGACGATTTGCGGATGGTCGATGGACACTTATATGTTCGACACGATAACCATTGGTATCTGTTCGCACGAAATGTTAAAGGTATATCTACAGTAACCGACTATGGAGAAGGGACATTTTCTGTAGTAGACAATAGTGGTTTCTCACATTTATTCTACACTAGACCGTATTTAGCAGGTTTCAGTAATGTTGAGATTGTTATGGGTAAATTCACTAATGCTGAGTACGCATGGGATTACGATATTCTTATCAAGACGAGTAAGACTGCTGAAGAAGCTTATGAGGATGTTAGAAATGCTCTAACTAACCTTAATGGTGAATATGACAATCTATTAAGCGTGAGTATTCACTCTATTAAAAATGATGTTTTCTGTGGTTTCCCGGATATTGTGGAATAAGAATACGACGATGAAGGAGATGGATACTATTGAGTAATGGACAATTCTTTATACTGCTAATTGTATTATGGATACTATTTAGGAGACGGAGACGATAATTATGACAACAGTTAACTTCAATAAAGCCAAACCAATAGATGTGGAGCGATACGACAATAACCTATATTACCGACATAATGGTAAATGGTTATGCTTGGCGACTAATTGTAAGCATTTATTAGGTTTCGGTGATTATCACGGTTTCAAATATGTCGACTCGGACGAATACTTACATCATTTTTATGATGAGTTTAAAAACAGCGATGTAGCATATTATGAGAAACACGAGAGTTATGAGAATGTTATGGACCAAAGAACGTCTGTATGTTATTTAGTAACTGAGGAGGCTATCCTCAAATATTCAGAAGAGTTATATAAGGAGTTTCCTAAAGTAAAAGAAGAGGTGGACCGTCTGAACGACGACTCTAAGCTGCGTAGCGATAATCCTTATATTAAGAAGAGGGGTAGGCTGATGGAATTTAAGATTGATATCGTCACGTTCTCGGCTATATTAATCGCAGTGATCTGTTTGAGCATATACGCTACTGAAGTTGTGTATGCTCGACGGATTGAGAAACTAAAAATAGTATGCGATGAATTGAAGCGAGCTATTAAACGTGAGAAAAAATGTGTAGCACGACTAAAACAACAGTGCGATATAGTAAAAAATGCGAAAAACGATGGCGAGGTCACTTTGTACGCAGACAATGTACCTTACTTAACAATCAAAGAAGGAGCTTTAAAAAATGGATAAAGTATTATTAGTATCAGTTATTGCTTTGGCGGTAGCATTATTAAGTATGTTGGTGAACCTTGCGCTAGTTTGGAAAATATCGGATTTAAAGAATAAACTTGAATGGATTGAACTTACGGTAAATGACAGAACGAGCCAACTACATAAAGACGATGTAGAAATTAGTAATCAGTTAAACAAATTAGAATGTAACACTAAGGATGCATTTGGGAAGGTAACTAACCATTTAACTAGACATGATGATGAGATCAATAGAGTTGTGAAAAAATATGAGGAGATGGAAACCCGAGTAGCTAAACACACTGGTCAATTAGAAGACTTAGGTAATTTCGCTGGTATCACTACTGGTGAGTTGCGAGTGCTTGAGCAAAAGATTTATAATTCATGTAAACCAAAAGAGTTACCAGAACCATATCCTACCGAGTTAGAAGAGTCTAAAAATAGAGTAGGCATTAAAACTCACGATATTGAACTGTCTAGTCTTAGTAATCGAATAGCTATATTAGAAACCAAACGACATTCTATACTTAATGAGCAAAACGATATTGTGACTAGAGTTGATAAATTAGAACATAGATTAGCTAAGTTACTCGACGGTTTCGATACTTTCAAAGGAGATACCAATAGAGTATTAGACCATCATATGGTGGAGGTAGATCGACGAATCCGAAATCGAATGATTCCTGTAGAGGAAGTGGATATTCGAAAACATAAACCGGACCGTAAGCGAAAAGATAATTACTACCGTAGACCTAATCAAGTATCAGTAGAGAAGCGTGAAGATTTCTCAGGCGACGTATATAAATAGAAGGAGACGATGAAAATGGTGGATTATGGAACAATGTTATTGATTGGGATTAGTTTAGGTATTGTATTCTTCGGTATGCGATACTATTACAAATCTAAAATCAAACAAATCTTAGAGGTAAAAGAGAAATCTGACGAAGTGGTTGGGGAGATTATCGGTAAGTATATCGAACTAATCGCTATGAACTTCGCACTAAACGCTAAGGTCGGTCAGTACGAAAAGAAATATGGAAAAATCGAAGAGGAGGAAGATACTTATGAGACTAAAGCTAGAATGGTTCTTGACAAAATTAACGCTCTTGATAAGATGGCTAACGATTCACCTAAAGGTTAGATATATGTACTGGTTCGTGGACCATGACGAGTGGAAGTACGAAGGCGACCTGGACGAGGCTAACCATATTATGAGAGAATTCAGAGGGGAGGAATAGTATGAATCCTAAACATATTAACGTTGACATGAACAAGAAGTTAATCATGCGAATGTATGTTGGCTTCGTGGTGGTTGTGGGATTGGTATTCGGTACTGGGCTGTATATTATCAACAGACAGCAAGATATGATTGATAAGCAGCAGCAGATTATCGACAAACAAGAACAGACTATTATCCATAACGGTAACACGATCGAGTCATTAAAAGACAAAATTGACGAATTATTACACAAATCAAATAAATAGGGGTTATTAGAAATGAGTATTATAAACTTACCAACTATCAAGAAATTTCACTTAGCGATGCGCGACGGCTATACGGATGTAAAATATGGAGACAGACTAATTGTGTCAGTAGAAAATCCTGACTTGTATAATTTCCGTATTAAAGACACTAGCTTTGTATATTATCCGGAACCAGGGAATACTAGCAAGCGTGTCGGATATTACCGTACGAACGAATATGCTATCAAGCAATATACAGAAGAGTTGGTAGACGGAGTTTGGAAAGTGCGAGACGAAAAGACAGTTATATATTAATAGAAGACAAAAGGAGATTTGGATTATGGAACAGGAACAATTATATACTGCGGTCATCATCATAGGAGCGATATTCAGCATTCTAACTAATGTAGCTTTATATTATTACGGAGAGGCTAAGGATTTGAAACGTAAAGTAAACCAGGGCGAATATCTGTACGTACGAGGTGAGGACTGGATTGAGCGAGAAATTCGTAAACATCACGATGATAGACTCACTCAACTAGAGAACCGTATTGATAATCTTGTAAGTACAGAATTCGATAACCGAGTAGATCTCAAAAATGAGTTATTCGTAATGAGACAGGAAGTCGACTTGATTAAATTCGCTAAAGGTATTAATCAAGATGGGTTCGTGGATAGAATTAAGAAACTTGAGGACGGGGCTTTGAAGACTATATATCGACTTAGCAAAATTGAGAGCGACGAAGATATTGTTCGTAAAGAATTCTTATATGGTAAACTTAGAGATACGGATCGTAGAATCGTTAAAGTAGAAGACGAGTTGAAGAAATGGATGGGTGTTTCTGATGGTTCAGAGAAAAGATAGTTATATTCCTGAGTTCTATACGGAGTATCGGTACGACAAACCTATATTGCTTAAGGGCAGTATGAACGGTATCATTGTCACTGGTTTAGACCATGGGAAATTTAGACATCTTATCGACCGTAGACCGGGAATAGATTACTTAAATATACACGACACTGATGTAGTGGCTATGTTGAAAGACATGATAAGGAGAGCTGAGAAGAATGAAAGAAATGATAGCACTAGTGGCGATAATTAGTTTTTGGGGCGTATGGTCTTGGGGGCTTGGTCACTTATATGATAAGTATCTAGAGTCAAAAGACTAGTGGAAAGGGAGCTCAGTATGGACGGCAAGGAGGTGCTTATATTGTCCAATTACGAGCGTTTTAGTTATAAAGGGTGCTTATGTATCCTAAGACGTACAGATGGTCTCCTAAACGGTTATATCGGCTTTAAACCGGATATTACGAAGGGTATCGACGCCAAAACTTTATTAGATAGAGTAGATTGGGTCGGTGGACCATTATCTGTGCTGTATGATGCGACTAGAAACGAGCTGGAAGAACGTGATTTCAGTGCTTATCGAGTATATCGGTACGTATTTAGCTTCGCTGATACTACTATAAATCGCCAAGAAGTACGGGGAATTCTCTGTACGACGGTCGATAGTGTATTAAAAACATTAAAAAATGATTAAAAATACTGGGAAAATTAGGATAGAGAGACTGTCTGGACGGCTTATTAGTGATTGAAAATGGTCACTTTTAGGCTGTTCGGACGGGTTTTGTGGCCACTTTTGTTTTTGGGATTTGGCCATTTGGCCACTTTTATTTGTCCAAAGAGGTAAAAATTCACAAAAAATTCACAATTATTTGGCCACTTTTGGCCATTTGGCCACTTTCTGCCCACTTTCAAAACTGGATTTGGCCACGCAAAAACGTTGATTTGACGCGGTTTTTGAGGGTTCGTGGCCACTTTCCCACTTTTTTTATAATATTTGCTATAAATTAAAAATTTTTAAATATATATAAAACCTCGAAAAAATTTGGCCATTTGGCCACAAGTAGTAATTTTGGTCAATTTTACGGGTTTTGGGGTTGAATTCGGAAATTTTCCTAAATTGGACAGCCTCGCAGGATTTACAATCCCTTTTATGAGAGAGAAGATAAAAAAGGCCGATTTGCGAAAGCAACGGTTTCTCTTTTTGTTTTCCTTTTGTACAAATAGCAGGGAGCTATATTTAAAATTAGAAAGGAGTAAGCGGAATGGCACTTGAAAGTGATTTCCAATCAGGACTAATCTCGGATATTAAGAAGATGTATCCAGATTGTATGGTCCTTAAGAACGATCCGAATTATATTCAGGGAGTTCCAGACTTGTCGATATTCTTTCCAGATGGTCGATGGGCAATGATCGAATGTAAGAAAAGTAAGAACGCAAAGAGACAACCCAATCAACCATATTATGTAAAGATGTTAGACGAGATGGGATTTGCGAGATTCGCTCACCCAGAAAATAAGGAGGAAGTTTTACATGATCTTCAACAATCATTCAAACCTAGCCGGTCAGCACGCATTTCTAGGAGCAAGTAAATATCATTGGTTGAATTACACTGATGAGAAATTGGCCGACACCTATATTAGACAACAAGCAACTCAGCGAGGAACTATATTACATGACTTTGCTGCTCAATGTATTACACTAGGACAGAAATTGCCTCGCTCTACTAAGACATTGAATATGTATGTGAACGATGCTATTGGTTTTAAATTGACACCAGAGCAAGTTCTATATTATTCACCAAACTGTTTCGGTACAGCAGATGCTATTTCTTTCAAAGATAAGTTTCTAAGAATTCACGATTTGAAAACTGGTGTTATTCCGGCCCATGTTGAACAATTAGAAATCTATGCGGCTTTATTCTGTTTAGAATATAAAGTTAAACCGCATGAAATTGGAATGGAGTTAAGACTCTACCAAAACAACGAAGTGACTACTCATAATCCAGACCCTGAGAAGATTCAGGATATTATGCAGAAGATTGTTCACTTCGACAACATTATTGAAAATATTAAAGAAGAGGAGGTTTAGTAGATGATTGATATTGATGTTATGGATGAATATTTCGATGATTCGTATGATTCGGATGATGATTTATTACACTATGGTATGCCGAAGCGTTCTGGCCGATATCCTTATGGTTCTGGTAAAGACCCGCATCAACACACTAAGGATTTCTTAGGTCGTGTAGAAGAGCTTCATAAGCAAGGACACAGCGAAACTGAAATTGCTCAAGCCCTTGGTATATCTACTGGACAACTTCGTAAACAAAAGTCTGTAGCTAAAGCTGAGCAGAAAGCTATATTAGCTAAGACTGCTCAAAGTCTACGAGACAAAGGATATTCTCTTCCTGAGATTACAGCTAAGATGGGTTATAAAAATGATTCGTCTATTCGTAATTTATTGGATGCTGGTATTCAAGAGCGAGCTAGCAAAGCTAGAAACACTGCCAACTTCTTAAAAGAAAGAGTTAAGGAAGATGGTATGATTGATGTTAGTAAGGGTGTAGAGAGATATTTAGGAGTATCTAAAGAGAAACTTCAACAATCTCTTGAGCTTTTAAAACAAGAAGGCTACGAAGTATATAATCGTAAACTCGAGCAAGTTACTAATAAAGGTAAATTTACTACTATGACAGTCCTATGTCCTCCTGGAACAGAATATAAAGAAGTATATAAGACTGAGAAAATTAATGGTATTGAGAAATTCACATCTCACGATGGTGGACAAACGTTCGATACTATGCAATATCCTGCAAGTATGGACTCTAAGCGACTAGCAATTAGATATGCTGAAGATGGAGGTATCCATAAAGATGGTGTTGTGGAAATTCGTCGTAATGTTCCTGACTTATCTTTAGGTAACTCACACTATGCTCAGGTTCGTATATTAGTAGATGGTAACAAATATATCAAGGGAATGGCTATGTATTCTGATGACCTACCACCAGGAGTCGATGTTATGTTTAACACGAACAAGAGTAAGAAGGTATCTAAATTAGATGTTCTTAAGAATACTGAAAATAACCCATTCGACCCAAATAACCCATTCGGTTCACTTATTAAGGCTAACGGCCAGTCATATTATACTGACAAAGATGGTAAACGAAAGTTATCTTTAATTAATAAACGTTCTGAGGAAGGAGACTGGGATGCTTGGTCTAAGAATTTACCATCTCAATTTCTAGCGAAACAGAATAAAGAGTTAATTGATAAGCAACTTAAGCTTACTGAGAGAGACCGATATGCTGAGTTCGATGAGATTATGTCTTTAACCAATCCAACTGTTAAGCGACATTTATTAGATAAGTTTGCATCTGGTTGTGACACTGCTGCTTCACATTTAAAAGTAGCTCCATTACCACGACAAAGATATCAAGTTATATTACCAATCACTAGTTTGAAGGATAATGAAATATATGCACCTAACTTTAAAAATGGAGAGAAGGTTGCTTTAGTTCGTTTCCCACATGGTGGTATATTTGAAATCCCAGTGCTTACAGTAAATAACAAACACCCTAAAGCTAAAAGTATATTAGGGAATGCTTTGGATGCTGTAGGTATTAACAGTAAGATTGCTGAACAATTATCTGGTGCCGACTTCGATGGTGATACTGCATTAGTTATCCCTACTAACCATAAGGTTAAGATATCTAGTGATAAACCATTGCGAGGATTGGTAGGCTTTGACCCTAAAGAGAAATATCCATATCGTGAAGGTATGAAGTTGATGACTAAGAATGCAACTCAAAACCAAATGGGTATGGTATCTAATCTTATTACAGATATGACAGCTAAAGGTGCGACCGAAGACGAACTAGCTAGAGCTGTTCGACATTCGATGGTTGTTATTGATGCTGCTAAACATAAGCTAGATTATAAACAAAGTGAGATTGATAATAATATCGCAGGTCTTAAAAAGAAATATCAGTACCGAGTCGATGAGAATGGTAAAGTATCTACTGGTGCATCAACCTTATTCTCTAGATCTAATGCTGATGTTCGTGTACCTAAGACTAAGGGTAGTCGTATTATTAATCCAGACACCGGGGAGGTATCTTATAAAATAGACCCCGATGCATATTATACAGACAAGAAAGGTAAGGAGAGGGTCCGTACTAAAATAAGTACCGCCATGATGGAAACCCCCGATGCTTACACTTTGGTCTCTAATGCAAACAATGTTAAGGAGAAAGCTTATGCGGACTATGCTAACAAGATGAAAGCCTTAGCTAATAGGGCCCGTAAAGAGATGTTAGCTACCCCTCGTCTTAAATACAGTAAGCAGGCGGAGTCTACATACTCTAATGAGGTGGCCTCCCTTAATGCTAAGTTAGCCCTAGCTGAGAAGAATGCACCTAAAGAAAGGTTAGCTCAAGCTATTGCTAACACTAATGTCCAAGCTAAGTTAGAGTTCGACAAAGACATAACTAAGTCAGAAGAGAAGAAGATTAGACAACAAGCGATTACTATTGCTCGTGCTCAAGTCGGAGCTCAACGACATCCAATTGACATCACTCCTCGTGAATGGGAAGCGATTCAAGCTGGTGCTATCTCTGATACGAAACTAACTAAGATGCTTAACAACTCAAACATTGACAAGATTCGTGAATATGCAACACCAAGAACTAGCAAACAGCTATCACCTGCTAAGGTTAGCAAGATGTCAGCAATGCGTTCGTCTGGTTACACAACAGATGAGATTGCTTCAGCTCTTGGAGTTTCAGCATCAACAGTCATCAAGTACATCAAACAGAATTAGAAAGGAGAACTTAGAATGGCTAAATGTGCAATCACAACAATCGATAATCCTTACGATCCATTTGAACAGTTCGCTGATTGGTTCGCGTTTGATGAAGAGAAAGGTTATCACACAAGTTCGTACTTAAATCGTATAGCAAGAACTTCTGATGCTTTAACTGATGAAGAGAATGAAGCTGAGATCGAACGAGCAATCGACGAAATTATCGTTGTTGATCCATTAAATATCTATAAAAAAGTAAAAATGGTCGATGAAGGGTAATTCGAAACCCCGGGGGGGGGTCTCAAAATTTGCACCCCCTCCTGCATCGCCGCGCTACTAAAAATTTCTCCGGGGGGACTTTTTTGGGAGACAATCCACTTTCCCAAGGGTCCCGCTAGGTAATAGTTTACAGGTTTTCTGTAAAGTGTTCATTAAGGCTACACTGGTTGGTATGTTTTTTCTACTAATTAGCTCCCAAAGCAACATAATCCACCTTTATTAGTCTCCTAGATTTGTAAGAAACCAAATCTCCTTTCGCATTTTTGGCATTCCTTCTAGTGTAGCCCTAATGAGCACTTTACGAAACTATATTCAAAGTCTATCAATAGTAACAGAAAGGAGGACTAATGATGGCTAAGACCAATTCGAAACTTACTGAAAGGAAGTCAAGACCAGCATTGACTCCTGAAGCGAGAGAGAACCAGATGATTGCTCTAGCAGTCGACCTTGCAGAACAACAACTCAGGGATGGTTCAGCGTCCTCGCAAGTTATTACTCACTACTTGAAACTAGCTTCGACTAAAGAACGGATAGAGAAAGAAATTCTTATGAAGCAGAAAGAGCTCATCACAGCTAAAACAGAGTCTCTTAAATCTGCTAAGAAAGTTGAAGAGCTATATGCTAGCGCGCTGGATGCTATGCGTGAATACGGTGGAGGTGGTCACTAGTGACTATTAGACGATATTCCGAGCTCATCAAACTACCGACTTTCGAAGAGCGTTTTCGATACCTCAAACTTAACGGTGTCGTAGCTCACTCCACATTCGGAGGAAATCGGTACCTAAACCAAGAGTTCTATAAATCTGCCAACTGGCTTGAAGTCAGAGACTACGTTATTGTTCGTGACAACGGATTCGACTTAGGTGTAGAGTTCGACGATTACCGGATTCCCGGAACTATAATCGTACACCACATGAACCCAATCACGATTGATGACATAATCAACCAGACAGAATTTTTATTGAACCCAGATTACCTCATTTCTGTAAGTCTTAGAACCCACAATGGGATTCACTACGGAGATGAGGGTATTCTAAAACCAGCGTTCGTTGAGCGCAAACCATGGGACACATGTCCATGGAAACAACAAGGAGGAATGTAAATGGCAACAGTTTATGAAATGAATGCAAGTGCTGAGTACTTAGCAGACAACGGTATCGGAGCTGACCATGACGGTTACTTCGGTTCTCAATGCGTAGACTTAATCAACTACTTACTATACAAACACTTCGGTGTCGAACTAGGCGGTAACGCTATCGACCTATTAGACGCAGCGGCAAACGCTGGATTAAACGTAGTGTATGACGCTCCAGGTCTTGCGCCACAAGCAGGAGCATTTTTCGTAATGGAAACTTACGCACACCCTTACGGTCACACTGGTTATGTATACCAAGATTCAGACGGGTACACTCTTAAGACTATTGAACAAAACGTTGACGGCAATGCTGACTACTTAGAACACGGTGGACCAGCTCGTTACTGCACACGTAACTTCCAAGAGTCTTGGGGCAAAGTCATTGGATGGTTCTATCCAAACTACGATGAGTCTACTCAAAATGCACAAGTTCAAGAACAAGTGTCAGAAGCACCTGTTGAAGGTAAACTTAAAGACGAAGATGGAACTATGGCTGTTACAGTATCTGCTGTAAATGTACGAACAGCTCCATCAACATCAGCTGAAGTAGTTGCCGTGTATGACGAAGGAGAAGAATTCCGCTATGACTCAGTATATTCTGCTGAAGGATACATCTGGGTATCATACATTGGACAATCAGGTGAGCGTCGCTACGTAGCTGCCGGAGTCGCTAACTCAAGCGGTAACGCAAACGTAGAACCTTACGGAACTTTCTACTAGGATGTGATTAAGGATGGTAAATCAAAATACAAATAGCATTCTAGACTCAACCAAGAAACTATTAAGTATTCCGTTGGAGAGTGATTACTTTGATCATGACGTTCTAACTTACATCAACTCAGCATTCTCCACACTGAAACAACTCGGTGCTAAGATTCCATCCGATTTCTACGTATCAGATTCGACTTCTACTTGGGATGATATTGGGGGTAATCCTGACGTCATCCCTCACATTAGAAGTTATGTATACTTGAAAGTTAGGATGATATTCGACCCACCAACTGGAGGAGTTAAAGAAGCCTACGACAACCAAATCAAGGAACTCGAGTGGCGTATTAATTCCGAAGACGACATTCACAACAAAGGTGACAACCCTATATCTGGACCTAAAGTTGTTGAAGGACCTCCAGGACCAGCCGGACCTCAGGGTATTCCAGGGGAACGTGGACCAATGGGACCTCCAGGACCAGCCGGACCTAAAGGCGATAAAGGTAATGATGGTCGCAACGGACAAACTGGACCTATGGGACCTCAGGGACTACAAGGAGTTCCCGGCGAACGTGGACCAAAAGGTGAAGATGGATTACCTGGCGCTACTGGACCTCAAGGTTTACAAGGGCCTCCAGGACCACAGGGCCTACAAGGACCTCCGGGACCGAAAGGTGATAACGGAGAGATGGGACCTACTGGACCTCAAGGTATTCAAGGACCTCCTGGACCAGCCGGAGAAAACGGACAAACTGGGCCTATGGGACCCCAAGGATTACAAGGAGTTCCCGGCGAACGTGGACCTAAAGGAGAAGACGGACAGCCTGGACAAAAAGGCGACGTCGGACCAATGGGACCTCCAGGACCAAAAGGCGAAGACGGTCTAGTAGGACCTCAAGGTATTCAAGGACCTCCGGGACCTAAAGGTGATCGAGGTGAAACTGGGGAACGTGGACCTGCCGGATCTGATGGATTAGACGGTGTAACTGGACCTCAAGGACCTATGGGACCTCCAGGACCTAAAGGAGCTGATGGAGTCGGTATTCCTCAGACACTATCGCTTAGCGGTAACACACTAACGCTATCTCATGGTGGCGGAACAGTTACTTTGCCAGCTTCAGGTCAAAATGGACCAGCTACTCCAACTACCTCGTCTAGTGAACTTACTGGCACTGGTATACCGAATGGTAAAGTCGAAGGTAAACTAGGTCAAACCTATGTTGACACGGCCAAGACAAATGGCGCCTTGAAATGGATTAAACGCACACCTTCCGGTAACCAAGGCTGGGCGGTATTAGATGGAGATACGGGTTGGAAGAACATAAACATAATATCTAAACTAGGCAATTCTTATTTACAAGTCCGAAGAGTTAATAATACAGTAACTTATCAATTCGGCGGATTACAATGGGGTTGGTTTGGTATTGTAAGACGGGGTAACCCGGCGTTTATTGGACATCCAGGAAACCGTGAAAAGAAATGTTTCCTTATAGCAAACGGTGGTATACCTATGGGGTATAGATCTGCTGGTTCGATGATTGGTCAGATTTTCAACGACGACGGTATTCCATATGGAACGTGGTACCTAGGTGGTGTTACTGATGCAAATCACTTACGATTCCAATTCACAGACCCAGTACCAACCGATAGAGATATCGGCGACATCAGGGTTTCTAAAATATCGTACATTACGGATGACCCTTGGCCAACAAATTAAGGAGGTGACGATATTAAATGAACAGTAATGAATTAAAGCACTATGGTATCCTTGGGATGAAATGGGGACGTCGTAAAGGCAAATCTGTCGTTTCGTCACCAGGGGGTAAACATCATGACTATTTGGAGGCTCACACTAAAGAGTCTTACAAATCTATGAGTACTAAGAAGCTCAAACAAATTAATGAGCGACTACAAGCAGAGAAGACTTACAAAGAACTTACTTCTAAACAGAAGAAGAAAGGTAAGAGTTGGATTACTAACACACTTAAGAATGTAGGTAGTCAACAGTTGGGTAACGCGCTTAACAAGTACGTTATTCCAGCAGCATTCTCATTTGTAGCGTCTGCTGCAGCAGCTTATGCTACTAGCGGTCGTAGTGGTGGTGGAGGTTACTCTCGAACCGTTAAAGCAGCTCGTAAAGCCTACACTCAGAAACTACTAAACTAATATTACAAAGGTGGTAACAATACATGGTATTATCAAACACTGCTGTTCCAAAGTATTACGGGCAGTTTAGAGAGGCGGTTATGCGTGGCGATATCGCCGTTAACGAATTTATTTCGTTAGAGATGAACCGTATCGATGCTAATATAGCGAACCCCGGTATTTATTACGATGACGAAGCAGTTGAGGGTTTTATTAAGTATTGCGAAAATGAGTCGACCTTAACCGACGGTCGTGATTTGACCCTACTGGATTCGTTCAAACTTTGGGCGGAACAACTTTATGGTTGGTATTATTTCGAAGAGCGAAGTGTATACGAACCAAATCCTGATGGTCATGGCGGCAAGTATGTCACCAAATCTTTCAAACGAAGATTAATCAACCGTCAGTTTATTATTCTAGCTCGTGGTGGGGCAAAATCAATGTATGCCTCATTCGTACAGAGCTATCACTTAAACGTCGACACATCTACCACATTACAAGTAGCGACAGCTCCTACAATGCGTCAAGCTGAGGAGGTATTATCTCCGATTCGTACAGCTATCACTAGAGCGAAAGGGCCTCTGTTCAAATTCTTGACGGAAGGTTCGTTACAGAACACCACTGGGTCTAGAGCTAACCGTGTTAAGTTAGCGTCAACTAAAAAAGGGATAGAGAACTTCTTAACTGGCTCAATGGTCGAGATTCGTCCGATGACTGTAGATAAACTACAAGGTCTTCGTAACAAGATTACGACAATCGACGAATGGCTCTCTGGTGATATTCGAGAAGACGTGTTCGGAGCCATCGAGCAAGGGGCGTCTAAGATTCCAGACTACGTAATCGTAGCAATTAGTTCAGAAGGTACCGTTCGTAATGGTATCGGGGACTCAATCAAAATGGAATTACTAGACATCTTGCGTGGTGACTATGTTCAACCACACACATCTATCTGGTATTACAGACTAGATGATATTAATGAGGTAGCTCACCCTGAGATGTGGGTGAAAGCTAACCCGAATATTGGTAAGACAGTATCTTACGAAACCTACCACTTAGAAGTGGAGCGTATGGAGAAAGTTCCATCAAGTCGTAATGATATTCTTGCTAAACGTTTTGGTATCCCAATGGAAGGATACACATATTACTTCACTTATGAAGAAACTATTCCGCATAGACCTAGAGACTACTGGCAAATGCCGTGCTCTATGGGAGTCGACTTATCTCAAGGGGATGACTTCTGTTCATTCACTTTCTTATTCCCACTAAGTAACGGTGGGTTTGGGGTTAAGACTCGAAACTATATTTCTGAGTCAACACTCATGAAACTCCCATCAGCTATGCGAGAGAAGTATAACGAGTTCCTAAACGAAGGAACGCTTATTGTTATGGACGGAACCATCTTAGATTTAGATGCTGTCTATGACGACTTAGACGCTCACATTATTGAGCGAGATTACGACGTCCGTTCGGTCGGTTATGACCCATACGGCGCTCGTGAATTTGTTAAACGTTGGGTTAGTGAGAATGGTCAGTTTGGTGTAGAGAAAGTTATTCAAGGGGCTAAAACAGAAAGTATTCCTCTTGGTGAACTTAAGAAACTAGCCGAAGACCGACTACTATATTTCGACGAACAAATGATGTCTTTCAACATGGGTAACTGTGTTATCCTACAAGACACAAACGGCAACAAGAAGCTATTCAAGAAGAGAAGAGACCAAAAGATTGACTCAGTAGCCTCAGCAATGGATGCTCTTGTTGCGTATAAACTAAACAAAGACACATTCGAATAGGAGATATATTATGTATAGAGATTACGATGAGGAACGTGACGATGAACTCTACCACTACGGTAAAACCGGCATGAAGTGGGGTCATCATATTTACGCTATGGCTAAAAACGTAGCTAGTAGAGCTGCCAGAAGCGCCAGTAAAAATCTTAAGACTGGCACTAAGTTCTTAAAAGATAATCCACAATTCGCTTACGGCGTGGCTTTACCAGCCGCAGCATTTGCTGGACGAGCTACATATCAAGCAGTTAAGAAGCACAATCAAATCAAGCGTAAAGAAAAACAAGAGAAAGTTAAACGTACTCGTATTTACGACCGCTCTTCGGGTAACTACTGGCATCTTAAAAAAGAACTAACAAACAAACAATGGTTAGAAGTTAACAAACGTAAGAAAGCTGGAGAGAAGACTGGTGACATTCTTAAGAGTATGAAAGTTCTTAAGAAGTAGGTGGTCCCATGAATAACGAATTAAAACACTTCGGAGTCTTAGGCATGAAGTGGGGTAAGCGAGAAGATAAACCTAATTCGAAAGATTTAGGACCTGTTAAATCATCGATCATAAACGGTAGACGATATTACCACGACGAAAATGGAGTAGCAGTAGCTTACAAACGAGATTTACGTCCACAGGGTTTAAACTATATCAACAAACAACGAGCTAAAGGCGTTAGTACATTAAAAGCGATGTCTAAACTAGACGCTATCGACGATATTAAATACACTAAGCGCGGTAAAGATCTCGATTCCACTCATGAATATGCTAAAAGAGTAATCCGCGATCATGAAGTTAATAAAGATATAGGTCGAACTCTGACGGCTACTATAGCTATCGGAGCTCTAGCTGCTAAAAGCCTTCGTGATAGAAACAAACTTGCTGGTGTTAATAATCGTGAGTTCTATGCCACATTAGGCGTAGCAGCAGTAGCTAATTTGTATGCTAGTGGATTATCGTCTATGGTGGCCAGAAGTAATATTAGAAGTAAATACAGTAAATTAGATAATGCCTATAAAGAGTCCGGAGGTGGTAAATAATGCATAACGAATACGAATTATACCATCATGGTATTTTAGGTATGAAATGGGGGAAGCATAAAGCTAAACAACCTCAGGGTAAACCATTAGGACCTGTAAAAATTTACGGAACTGCGTCCAACGGTATTCAGTTTTTTCATGATACGCCAGGTATCATCGTATCGTCGAATGCAAGATTAAGTAAAAGACACATCGACTCTATAAATAAACAAAGAGCTAAGGGTGTCAGTACTATGGACGCACTAGCCAAAATGGGTGCTCTAGGAACTGTTGATAGAGATTACAGACAACCTTTAACACCTAAGCAAGTAAGACAAGCCGCTGAGAGATACGCCAAAGCGAATGCTAAAAGTGAGCATGTTAGACGAATAGGATTAACAAGCGCTGTTATTGGTATTGCAGCTGTTAAAACTGCTCTTGAGGCTGGCGCTGCTACAGACGATCCAAAAACTGCAGCTGCTGTTCTTGTCGGTAGTTCTGCCGTGGCTAGTGTATTAGCTTATGCCGGATCTAGGGCTATTCAGTCTAGAAGACGTAAAAAGAATCTAGAATCTGTTCGTAATAACTTCGGAAACGTGGAGGGCGCCTATGACTAATGAATTATATCATCACGGTATTCTCGGAATGAAATGGGGGA